TTTGGACAAAATGATGAAGGCTGAAAAGTATGATTGGGCGAACTGGTTCATCGTGCGGATTATGACTTATCACGATTGTGTATCATATGCAGTCTATGCCGCAGAACAGGTAATAAACCTATATGAAGCCAAATATCCTGATAATGACCGTCCCAGAAAGGCGATAGAGGCGGCGAAGAAATGTATTGAGAACCCGTCAGCGAAAAATAAAAATGCGGCTAATGCGTCTTATGTGGCGTTTAAGGCGTCTAATGCGGCGTCTAAGGCGGCTGATGCGGCGGCTTATGCGGCGTCTGATGCGGCTTATGCGGCGTCTGATGCGGCTGATGTGGCGTTTAAGGCGGCTGATGCGGCGTCTAAGGCGGCTGATGCGGCGGCTTATGCGGCGTCTGATGCGGCTTATGCGGCGTCTAAGGCGGCTGATGTGGCGTTTAAGGCGGCTGATGTGGCTAATATGGCAGCAACTAAATTAAAGATATTAAATTACGGACTTGGGTTGTTAAATCAAACCAAATGAAAGGAGAAGAAAATGGATGAAATAAAAGCAACGGTTACAGAGTTACCCCCAACAATGAAGTATTATCTCTTGGCTTATTGTTATCCCCACACCTCCCAATGGTTTTCTACAGGGTTTTGGAAGACTAAAGAAGAAGCGATTATATCTTATACAGGAGAAGTAGAAAAAGAACTTCTTGTTGAAATTGAATTACCTATCAAATGAGAGGAGAAGTAAAATGAAAGGAGATGGGGATGAGTCGTAAAGAATGGAAAGACGGAAATCGGGCGTTCTATTGGTCAACAGAATTTAAGCGTTCTCTTTGTTTGCAGTCAAAAGAATATAATAAGGATAGGAAGGGTGTTACTTGGGTTTATTATTCTAAAAGAGATGCCAAAAGATTATTGGATTTTTTATCGGGGATTTTAATCCCTACCAAATGAAAGGAAAGAGAAATGAAGGTTAAAGTTAGATTTCATATAGACGATTTACTGGATTATTTTCTAAAGCACGGGATTAAATCAGATATTAAAGTATATCCTCCCGAAACGCTGAAAGGGGGTTATATAGAAATAGAAGCCGAACTGGTGGATGACTTGGCAACAAAAGAATGGGTAACAAAATATATTGATGGTTTATGCAAACAGATAAAAGCCGAGATTGTAAGCGATTTGCACGACTTAAAGGTTGACCCCTCTAATCTTGCTAAGTGGACAGAGGATATAAATAAGTTAATTGTAAAATATAACCCCGATAAATGAAAGGAAAAATGAAAATGAATAAGACTGGTGTATTTGTAACAAAGGAAGATAAGGAAAAACTAATTAGATTAGTAACTCAAGGGTGGCAACAAGGGGAGACTATGATTGTTTTTTCTTGTGGCGAAGGAATAAGAAAAGACCAAGCAACATTTGATGCCAAAAAGGAATGTCATAGACTGGCTCTTGCTTATGGATTGCCTGAAATACAAGGATATTATGGACTAACCAAAGATGGTGAATTTGTAACTATCTAAAGAGGAAAGGAGACCGAAAATGAAACCGATAATAAAGTCAATAACTGATAAATGGATTACAAAGAATACACCTTGTCAGGAAGCGATTGAGTGGTGGGACAAAAAAGAAAGGGACTCACTGTCCCTTTTGGACAAAATGATGAAGGCTGAAAAGTATGATTGGGCGAACTGGTTCATCGTGCGGATTATGACTTATCACGATTGTGTATCATATGCAGTCTATGCCGCAGAACAGGTAATAAACCTATATGAAACCAAATATCCTGATGATGACCGTCCCAGAAAGGCGATAGAGGCGGCGAAGAAATGTATTAAGAATCCGTCAGCGAAAAATAAAAAGGCGGCTTATGCGGCGGCTAAGGCGGCGGCTTATGCGGCTGATGCGGCTTATGCGGCTTATGCGGCGTCTTATGCGGCTTATACGGCTGATGCGGCTTATGAGGCGTCTTATGCGGCGTCTTATGCGGCTAAGGCGGCGGCTTATGCGGCTAAGGCGGCGTCTTATGCGGTGGCTAATGCGGCGCCTTATGCGGCTAAGAAGGCGGCGTCTTATGCGGCTAAGGCGGTTTATGCGGCTTATGCGGCGGCAACTAACGAGGCAACGAAATTTAAGATATTAAATTACGGACTTGGGTTGTTAAATCAAACCAAATGAAAGGGGATAAAATATGAAACTTAACCCACGAACCGGCATCTACGAACACGAGAAACGGGAGAAGAAGCCACGCCACGATGAGCAACACCTACAAATGGCGGTAGTATCCTATTTACGACTTCAATATCCTGATGTGCTTTTTACTATATCTCCGGGGGGACTTATTACAAATTCCCGAACCGGCGGTAAAGCAAAGAAAATGGGTTATACCCCTGGAACTCCGGATTTAATGATTTTTGCGGAGGGACATTATAAATGGACAAAATATGCCAGTCTTTTCCTTGAACTAAAGATAGATAAAGAACAACTTAGTTCTGTCCAAGAGGACTGGCTGAAGAAACTTAACCAGCGAGGTTATCTTGCCGTCTGTTGCCACGGGTTTGAGGAAGCCAAAGCGGTCATAGACGGCTACCTCAAGAAGTAGAAAGGAGGCTAATATGAAAAAACTATCAGTTGAAGAGATGAAACTCATTGATAGTTTAGTCAAACGAATTAAAGAAGGTGGATGCCGTGATTTTATCGTAAAAATTGTAACTGATAAGGGTGGAAAATATTCTATCGCAAGTCCTGGATTTGTGCCGAAAAAGGAAAGATGATATGCCACAAGGTTTTGCGGAAGCATTTTACGAGGCAAATAGATAATGCTCAAATTTAAGGTATGCTAAAACTTAACGAAATCACCGACTGGACGCAGATGATAAATGAAATTTATTAGTTTATGTTCCGGTTGCGGAGGAATGGACTTAGGGATAGAAAGAGGAGGATTTGAATGTATCGGTCAAGTGGAAATAATGCCGTATGCTTTGAAAGTCTTGAAAAAGCACTGGCCGAAAGTCCCGAAACATACCGACATCTTGACCTTATTGCGTTCGGATTCCCTTGCCAGGACATATCAAACGCCAACCCAAAAGGCAAGGGTCTTAAAGGCGAAAAAAGTTCTATCTTCTTTGAGTGTATGCGGATTGTCAACATACTTATCCCGCAATGGTTACTTATTGAGAATGTTCCCCGACTCCTTTCCATTAACGAAGGCAGGGATATGGCAATCGTTCTTCAAACGCTGGCCCAAAGCGGCTATGGGTGGTCTTATAGATTACTGGACAGTCAATATTTCGGACTTGCCCAGAGACGCAAGAAAGTGTTCATTGTCGGATGTCTTGGAAAAATCTGTCCACCCGAAATATTATTTGAGCCAAAAGGCGGTGGCGGGGATGATAAGAAGAAGCAAAAAATGGGGGAGAGGGGGTTATGTATTTCTGCAAGAGACGGGGAAAGACAAGACCCAACGGCTGAAACGTATATCGCTAACACAATTAGAGCAGATGATAAGCGGTTGCGTAAATTCGGATTCGGAGAAAACCTTATCGCAAAAGTTAACACCCTTACAGCAAAATCTTACGGGGACAAAGGTTGGTCATTACGAAACGAATGGAATACAGTCGTTGCCAATACTGTCAACCAAGGAAAACGAGGCAACGCTTCCTTTATATGGCAAGACACTTATATTACGGAAACTAACACCGACAGAAAAAGAGAGATTACAGGGATTCCCAACAACAAACTGGACTCTGTGCGAGGAATAGTTATAGGCAATGCGGTTAGTGTGCCTGTTGCCGAATGGATAGCAAAAAGAATTATAAAATATATAAAATCTCCGAACACCGCCTCTCCAGTTTTGCGATGTTGCCGTTATGACCGTAAATTACGCTCGGTAAACTATCTGCTGTAGAATAAAGATTTTTCTTGACATTCTATGGGAATTTGTTATTGTTGGATAACTCGGTAAATGAGGGGTTGTCTATGTCTTTAATTCCAAAAACTGAAGGGCGTCAGAAGAGTCAAATCTTCAGCCTCTCTTTACCGAGTGGTGACGCCCTTTTTATTTTATGAATATATCGGCAAAGGTGGAAAAGAATATTTGTCCTTTTTGTAAAAAGATTTTAAGTAAAACAAGTTTGGTTAAAAGGACTCATCATATTAAACCTAAAAGATATGGTGGAGATAATGAATCAGACAATTTAATTGACCTCCATTATTTTTGTCATAGCAAGATTCACTCGTTTTATATACAAACAGCCTTTAAGATAATACTGGAACAAAAGCCTGATTTTTTTAAGATTTGTTTTGATGAATTGTGTCATAAATTCCCGATAGAAAATAAAAAGGTATGCTAAAACTTAACAAAATCACCGACTGGACGCAGATGGTAAATAAGGTTGTCTGTGGAGACTGCCTTAAAGTTATGAAAGATATACCAGATAAAAGTATTAACCTTGTGATTACCAGCCCTCCGTATAATAAACATTCGGCTAATAAAAAGCATGACCCAAAAGACGCTTGGGTTAAATCAGCAATTTCTTATGGAGAGTTTAAGGATGATTTACCAGAAAAGGATTATCAAAAAAATCAAAAAGAAGTTCTGGAGGAATGTTTGAGAGTTTTGAAGGATGACGGAAGTATTTTCTATAATCATAAGCCGAGATTAGTTAATCATAAGGCAATTTTCCCCCACGAATGGCTATTATCTTTTAATATAAGACAAATGATTATTTGGGACAGAGGAAATAGTCCAGTATTAGATCCGATAAGGTTTATGCCTATAGTTGAATATATATTCTGGATTACGAAAGGAAGGTTTTCTCCAAAATTTAATCCAGAGGCATTCCATTATAAGGAAATCTGGAGAATAAATCCTGAAAAAAATAATCCTCATCCTGCTCCGTTCCCAAGCGAAATACCTAAACGATGTATCGTTGCGTGTTCTCAAGAAAACGACTTAATCCTTGACCCTTTTCTCGGTTCTGGAACAACCGCTGTTGCCTGTAAAGAATTAGGCAGGCGTTTTATCGGCATAGAAATATCAGAGGAATACTGTAAAATCGCCGAACACCGCCTCTCCAGTTTTGCGATGTTGCCTTTATGACCGTAAATGAGGAAGAAGTTATAAATGCGAAATCTTGATTACCTCAATCAGTATAGGGTTAACCTTTATGGAAAGTGGGGCGATGAGTATAACGGGGCTTTTATTATCCTAATAGATGGCTACGATTACAAAGTAATTGCCAGTAATGGACTGGGGTGGGAGCATATATCGGTATCGGCGGAGAAGAAGACCCCTACTTGGCGGATAATGAATATAATCAAGTCAATGTTCTTTGAAGATGACGAGGTGGCTATGCAGTTACATCCGGCGAAGGCGGACTATATCAACAATCACAAACATTGTCTTCACCTGTGGCGCCCGCTAAATGAGAAGATACCGATGCCACTAAAGGAGTTCGTATAATGACTGAATCAGTCCGATACTGCCTTTTCTTTGTCAATATAAATGGTAAGGAACCAGATGTTGCCAATATCGGCGGTTGTAGGCACTATGAAAAGCCAGTCCACGAGGTGGTTGAAAGTGGAGGCACTGTTGAAGTGGAGCCACCCCATTGCAAGTTTTACAAGCGGAATTTGGATGAGATAACCAAGAAGGCCGGTTGCGGGTTTATCCTCAGGCCGTGCTGGTGTGAAAATGACGGTGTGGAGTCAATAGCAAGAGGGTGGAGGTGTGGACAATGAAACTATTCGGAATAACGATAAAGATAGGTGAATGGTTGCCCCCAGGTTGGATTGCTCTCTACGATGATAGCGGGTTGGTGTTATCTAACAGGAAGTGCAGGATTATTCTCTTACCAGACGGGAAGTTTCAGATAGACCAATCTGAAGCCCCGGCACCCGAACAATTCGCAATAACTCTTGAACAGAGGGCAATAATGATTAACAACTTGGCAGTTGTCCACGACCTATTAGCGGATATGATTCGTGAACTCAACCAGAAGTCAAGAAAGGAACTTGCTCTGCAGGTAATGGACAATATCAGACCTTTCGTGAACATACTTAAAATCAGTTTTTGCGAGTGGCATACACAGAAACCACTGGAATGGAATCCATAACATTTATGGCAACAGACATAGCGGGAACAATATAAGAAAGGAGACAATATGGCTAATTTTAACTGCGTGATACTGATGGGTAACCTAACGCGAGACCCTGAATTGCGATATTCCCAACAAGGAAAGGCGGTTTGTTCTTTTGATTTAGCGGTTAATGAGCATTATACGACACAAGATGGGGGAAAAAAAGAGAGTGTTCTGTTTATCAAAGTAACTGTGTGGGGTCGGACGGGAGAAGCCTGTGCCGAGCATCTCAAGAAAGGCAGTCTTGCTTTGGTGGAAGGTCGGTTGCGTATGAATCAGTGGCAGACTAAGGAAGGGCAGAAAAGGTCAAGTATAGAGGTAGTTGCCCAGCGAGTCCAGTTTCTGCCCAAGACGGATAAACAGGCTGTTCTCCCGGAACAGAGGTCAGAGGAAGACCAGCCGAATCACGAGCAAGAGGAAGAAGAAAATATACCGTTCTAAAGGCGGAATAATAATTATGATATACCGAGTTAAGGATATTATTGATACCATACTTCAGGGGAATGCCTTAGAAATCTTAAAGGAAATTCCTAACGAATCAATAGATATAGTTATAACATCGCCGCCGTATTGGAGTCTGAGGTCATATAAAACAAATCCCATTATATGGGATAGCAAAACCGGCTGTCAACACCGCTGGGTCAATTATACGGCACGGTTAATCCATCAAAACCAGCAGGGTATAGGTGGCGCTTTAAGTAGTCATACTGCCCTTAAAAAGGGTTTGCACGGATGGGGGAATAGCCCCAGTGCCTTTTGCTCAAAATGTAGGGCTTGGCGTGGTGAATTAGGTCTTGAGCCTACCCCAGGGCTTTACATCAAGCATCTCTGCGATATTTTGGATGAAGTAAAGAGGGTCTTGAAAGGAGATGGTTCGTGCTGGCTTAATATTGCCGATAGTTACGGTGGGTCTTTACAAGGATTTGGTGGTGAAAATAGAACTACAAAAACCAAAAATCGGTATAGTATTAATGCACCGGGGCAACCCCAATTTATTCCACCAGGGCGTTATATGACATCAAAATCATTGGTAGGCATTCCCGAAATGTTTGTATTAGAAATGCAAAAGCGAGGCTGGATTAGACGTAATACCATTATCTGGGCAAAACCTAATTGTATGCCGGCTTCTGCTACTGACCGATTCACAGTTGATTTTGAGTATTTATATTTCTTTACCAAAAGCCCGGATTATTTCTTTGACCAGCAATTTGATATTTATACAAAATCTTTGAACAGGTGGGGTGGGGAAATGATAAGGGGCAAATATAAAGCCAAGACCAATCAATATGTAATGGGAGAAAGGGCGGGTAGGAATTTACGCCCTAACCCAACAGGTCGTAACAAGCGTTGTGTATGGGTTATTCCGACTTGTCCATTAGACGAAAAACACGCCGCAAGTTATCCGACTCAACTATGTGAGATACCAATTAGGGCAACCTGCCCTAAATTTATCTGTAAGAAATGTGGTAAGCCAAGAATAGTTATCTGGAAGAAAGCACCTTGCCTAATAAAGAAAATATGGCGTGATAAAACAGGTGAACAGATAAAAGCATCTCCGACCAACACTTTATTTACCAAACAGGTTCAGAAGAAGATTGGATTTGAACTTACTGACTGTGGATGCGGCGCCAGTTTTGATAGTGGTATTGTATTAGACCCGTTCGCAGGGGCAGGGACTACCTGCCTAGTGGCAAGAAGTTTTGGCAGACATTACATAGGGATTGAAATCAGTCCAGAATATATAGACATAGCCAAACGTAGGATTAGAGGAATACCCAGTAATATATTATCTTTAAGAAAAGGAGGTTAATATGAAAGATAAAACAAATGTTGCTATGCCCAAGATGTGGTTGAAGGAAATGCCAGTCAAGGAGCTATTGGCTTGGGACAAAACCCACGACAGAATGATGAGGCATCAGACCGGTTAGCCGACCTAATCAAAAGCCACGGCTACCGCGTGCCTATTATAATAAGTTTTCCTGATAAGGTTATCAGGGCAGGTCATACCCGGCTGAAAGCCCTGCTCAAACTTGGTGTTAGAAAAGTAACTGTATTATGTCAACAATTCAAGAGCAAAGCCGAAGCCGAGGCTTTTTCTATTGCTGATAATCGAAGCAATGAGTATGCAACATGGGATTTTGATAAACTGAAAGTGGTATTAGATAATCTGGCAAGCACTAAAATAGATATTAACATAACTGGTTTTACTAATGAAGAAATAACATCATTAATACCGGATGTATCTTTGAGCGAATTGACTTCCCCACCATTTCAGAAAGAAGAAGGATTTGACCCGGATGGTATTCCGCAAGAGCCGGAACAGTTATGGTGCTGGTTTGAAGTGCCTACGGAAAAGGAATATGAACAGATTAAAGCCAAATATAGTCTTAACAAAGGTAGAGACCTTAATTGGGCTAAACTTAAACCTATTTTATTGAAAGAAAAATAACATATGCCAAATTGTAGTGATTGCGGGGAGTGGCACGAACAATTATTAAGGTCGCCATATAATCTTGATAATGCTAAATCTATACGGATTTTTTATCGGCTACTTTATCAGAGAATTACAGGCAAATAACGGAAGAACCGAAGATGCCTAAAAACACACGGAAAATTCAACAGAAGAATACCCAAGGCAAGTGGCTGACAATCAGAACGGCTTATATCAACAGGGAAGACGAGCCGTCTATGAACGAATTGGCAGGGGAATTTAGTATAAGTCAATCACAGTTGGGACGGAAGGCGAAGGAGGAAAAATGGGTATTATTACGCAGGGTTTACTGGGACAAAATGGGAATAAGGATATTAGAAAAGGTTGGTAAAAGGCAGGCGGAGATAAGGGCGAGAAACATAGCGGTTGCAGAGGGAACATTGGCATACCTTACAAATCTTATAACGGATAAAAAACTCAAGGGGACTGTCGGAGATGTGGACAAGATTACCCGCCTGATTGAGTTCCTCTACGGCGGGGCCGATAGCCGGCCCGATTATGTGAGCGGGATAGAAAAATTGATAAAAGAAATCGGGCAGAGTCGGGCGAAAGAATACAAGACGATAATAAACGAAGACAAGCAGATAACGGCCGGAGGCTAAAGGCGAAATGACACAAACAATACCGAATAATATCAGGGATATTTTCAATAGTGATGCCCGTTACATCCAACGCTTTCTCTACATTAGGGACAAGAAGGAGCGGATAATTCCATTGTTCTTCAACCGAACACAGATAATATACAGGCGGATGAAAAGGATAGAATTACAGAAACGACAAGAAAAGAACAGCAGTGTCTTACCACACTATCTTGTGCTCAAATACAGACAAGGTGGAATAACAACTGAAGAGCAGGCGGAAAGTTTTTATCTCACCGCGACAAAGGAGAACCAGAATCTTATTACTCTTGCTCACGACAAGGCAAGCACGGTGGAAATATTCAGAATTGCCAACCTGTTTGACCGAAAACTCTTACCAGAAATTAAACCAGTCAGGGATTACGATAACAAGGCGGAGATAGAGTATAAAGAACTCAATTCAAAGTTCCATATTGGCACAGCCGGAAACAGGTCTTTCGGGCGCAGTATGACACTCCAGCGTATTCACGGGAGCGAGGTTCCTCTCTGGGGCAAGACCAAGACTGGATACTCTATGAATATTCAAGACATAGCGAACCTGATTGCCGGCTTATGTGAGGCTTGTCCATACGGTTCCGTGGTGCTGGAAGGCACAGCACAAGGGGCGAAGGGATGGTTTTTTGAGACTTGGGACGAGGCAAAGAAGGGTGGAAACGACTGGATACCTATATTCCTGCCTTGGTTCATAGAACCAGCGAATTCATTATCTCTTGAGAAAGATGAACAGATAGTTCCTACTGCCGAGGAAAAGGATTTTATCAAGATGGTGGCTGAGAAATGGCAGATAACAATTAGACCAGAACAGTTGAAGTGGCGGAGAAGCAAACAGAATGGTTTGAAGAAACTATTTTTACAGGAACACCCAGAAGATGACATTACGGCTTTTGTCGTATCGGGTCAACATTACTTTGATATAACAATCATAAACACACTTATTTCTTTATGTAAATTACCAATAGAAGTCAAAGAGGATGGTTGCTTGATTATCTGGGTCAAACCTATAGTAGGACATAAATATATTATAGGTGGTGATGTCGGTGAAGGACTGCCTAATTCAGACTTCTCCTGTGCCGGAGTCCTTGACTATGAAACAGGAGAGCAGGTTGCGTGCCTGCACGGTCGGTGGAAACCGGAAGTATTTGGCGAGAAAATGGCGAAACTTGGCTATGAATATAATACGGCTTGGCTGGCTCCAGAAGCGAATAATCACGGGCATAGCACACTCAATACACTACTTAATGTCCTGCATTATCCCCGGCTTTATTATCACAGAGATTATGACGCGGTAGGCCAGTCGGTCAAACTTGGCTGGCAGACTAACCTCAAGACCAGACCAATTATGCTTTCTGGTATAAAGACTGCGGTTGAAAACAATTTTATGAAGATTAACTGTCCGATATTCTTATCGGAATGCCGAAATTTTCAAGATAGTGGGGAAGGTAAATACGAGGGCGATTATGATGATACTATAATAGCGTGGGCTATTTGCTGGCAAATTAGAAATATAGGATTCGGGCCGGAGCCGAAAATATCGGTGATATGATAGTAATTAAGTTTATATGCAGTTCAGCATCTGCATTTATGGAAATGGACATAGTCATCCTTGTCGTTAGGAGATGTTAGAACGGTGGCAGTGGTAACGACGCCCAACTGCCATCAAAAACTCTGACGAGGCTATGTCCATTACCGAACAAATTGGGGGCGAATTAGATTCGACAGCGGATGGAAGTAATAGTTGCATTCCGTGGTTGACCGAAGGGCCACGCTAAAAATCGGTCGCAGTCTTAACTGCTGAACCTTTAAGAAAAGCGGCATAGCCGTTCGTCAAACCCGATGACTCCGATAGTCAGGTGCGACGCTAAAGTTTCGGATATGGTTTCCTATAGCAATAGGTAGGATACCTGAAACAAACTATTGCTGGATGGCTAATCGGTGTTCAAGCAACCGGTTAGTCGTTGAGAAAAAACGCTTGAATATGGATGTAGATGCTATTATGGAAGTCCGTATGGACGGCGGTGCAATTCCGCCCGCCTCCACCATAAATTAAAGGAGAAATCCTATAATCATAATTGAAAGGAGATAATAAGATGTCAAGAATATTGTTAGTGATTATCCTAATAGCAACAATGCTATTAGCAGGATGTGTAACTGGTGAACCCCCGGAAAGTGCAACCGAACGCGAACGATTCAACCATTATAAACTTCAGCACGACCAAGAAATGATAATGGTTGGTATAGGGCTAATAATTTTATTAAGTATAATTCCTAATGACAAATAATTGAAAGGAGAAAGAATTATGTGGTGGCCATTTAAGAAAAAGGAAGAAGACCCCAGGGTAAAGGCTATGAGAGAAATGATACAGACAGACATAGCGGGAATTAGTATGGCTCTCGCTAAATTCAATGAAGGGATTGTTGAGCAAGTCAGGGACATATCAATACGGCTTCAGGAAAGCCGGAAAGAGATGACCGCTCAATTACAGGAAGGCCAAAAGGAATTGATGGATTTTAAGAAATCCCTTCAGGACAGGGAAGTGCCTTATGTGATGAAGGGTGCTTTTTACCTGCATCCAAGAAAACGGCGCGGGTCATTGATAATCAAGTTCAACAACGAGCAATGTCTGGCTAAATTGTTTGAGATGTTCAGAGACAACAAATAATATATCTGAAGGAGATAAACAATGGCACAAACAACGCAAGAGGAACTGCGGAAGAAGGCTCTATACGAACTCCTGCTTGAGGAACTCCCTGATGTGTTGAGGGACGGTTTCTGGGGGAAACTGATAATTGAGGTGGAGAACGGCCAAGCCATCAGGATAAGAAGCGAGCGGACAAGACTCATAAAGGACAGGATGGAGAAGATAAGTGAGCAACAGAAGTCTTAAAATATAAAGTATGGAATTACCAAAAAGTGACATATCGGATATTGATATTAGTAACCTTGACAAGGTATTAGATGGTTTTCCCTGTCTGGCTGGTAATGAAAGAGAAGCCCTAAAGCGTTGGGTTATGTTGTTATGGCAGGAATCGTTTTTGGAAGGATATATAAAGGGGTTTGAGGGTAATAAAAGTTTGGTTGCATCATAGTTTATACTTTACAAAGTATAAAATTATCTCACCTAAAATATAAAATTTACTTGACAAGTCAGATTTTGGTGTTATTCTTATAGCATAATTAAGTCAATTTAGGCGGGTGCGACAGAGAAGGCAAAAAGTTAGGCTAATAGCCAGAAAACAAGAAGCCAGTCAATCCCGCCAATAGGACTAACGGAAGAACCGAAGTCCGAGTGATGACGAATCATTCGGGCTTTTTTTTTATACGGAGATGTAGATGGATGGAATCGCAACTATCATAAAGGATTATGGGATTCAATCCGGACTAATCGTCATCCTTCTATCCTTCTTGGGGTGGCTAGTGAAAAAGTTTGTCAAATCACAGGAGAATATCCAAGCACAATTTGTCAAGTCATTAGACGAGGCAACAACAGAGAGGAAAGAAATTACTGCGAAATATCAAAACTTTTTGGGCAATCACATTAATGAAAACATACAGGCACAGATGAGTTTGACACAATCAATCAAGGACTTTGCAACAGAGACCCACCATGCACACAATCTTATGATAGAAAAATTAAACCGTATAGATGAGTAATAAAAAAAGCGATATAAAACGGATAGTCAAATACAGGTTACCGAAACCATCCAAGGCGGTGAAGACTGAAACAAAACCGCTTGATAGGACAACCCGCCAATTCCTTTATGGCAAGGTCAAGGGGTCGCAAGTAGGAACGCTTCCTGACGACCTTACTTTCTTCCAATCCCTGAGGCTGAGGCTTGGTCAGAACGAACTCACACAACCATACGCACAGCACTCGTGGGTTTATGGATGCATCAATGCCATCGCTCAGAATATAGCCAGAGTCTCATTCAAACTGGCAAAAGGAGAGGTAAAAAGCCCGAAGATAATTGAGGAAGGCAAGATATACGACCTTTTCCTCAATCCTAATCCCAGTATAAGCCGGAGCCAGTTATGGGAAGCGACAATGATTTATCTGGGGCTGGATGGCGAGTGTATGTGGTTACTGGAGAAGCCGAAAGGGAGTGAAGAAAAATACGAGGTTTTGCCTACAGAAATATGGCCGGTCAGCGGAAGAAAATTCAAGCCCATTGTCAAAAACAATATGATTATAGGATGGGAATACAGGGAAGATAACAAGTTAGAGCCGATTAACCTCACTCTTGCCCAGGTCATCCAGTTCAAATATTTCAATCCCTATAATTATTACAGGGGGCTGTCCCCACTTTCCGCCGCAAAGATGGGAATAGACCAGGACTGGAACGCAATGAGATGGAACTCGGCGTTCTTTGAGAATTCTGCCGACCCCGGTGGTATACTGGTCTATAAAGGCACGCAAGGGCTTACTGAAGAACAGCGAACCGCCATCAGACAGTCGTGGGAAGATAGGCACAAAGGGCCGGGTAAGGCGAGACGGATAGCGATGCTGGAGGGCGGGATTGAATACCAGCAGACGCAGTTAAGCCATACCGATATGCTGTTTCTTGAGCAGAGGAAGTGGAATCGGGACGAAATTATGGCGGTTTTCAAAGTGCCGAAATCGGAACTGTCAGTCTATGAAGACCTAAATTTCGCCACCGCCCTTTCCCAAGACAAAGGCTTTTGGCAGAAGAATCTCATACCCAAGATGAACTACCTAATGGATGTGGTTGAGGGGAAATTCTTTAAGTTCATTGAAGGTGGTCAGATATGGGGATACTTTGATACTTCTATAATTGAGGCATTGCAGGAAGACTTCAAGGTAAAACTTGAGTCAGCCAAGATATTATTTGATATGCACTATCCCTTGAACAAGATAAATAAGAGACTGGAACTCAATCTTGAAGATGTCCCATGGGGTAATGAGTCGTTTATTCCATTCGCATTAGTCCCTGCATCATCACTGGTTGGTGGTAGTGAAGAACAGTCACCCAGAACGCCACCTGCACAGGAGACAGTCCGAAGGCAGTCAACACTAAAAATAGACCGCAAGAAATATTGGGATAGTTATGTAGAGAAAATACTTGACCCCAATGAGAAAAAATTCCAGAGCAAGATAAAACGGTATGTCTATGAATTACGCGTCAACCAATTGAAACGACTTGAAGGGGGAAAAGACATTATAAAGGTTGAGGCTTCAGATATTGACCAGATATTATTTGCACAAGAGGAATGGAATAAGCGGTTGAAGGAAATAACGAGACCGCTTTATGAAACGATTATGACAATGGCAGGACAGCAACTTGCAGAAGAAACTGGCGGACTATTTCTGTTCAACTTAACAGACCCTAAAATGATTGAATTTCTTAACAAGAAACTGATAAAAGTAGTCGGCATAAATGACACCGTTAGAAGCAATCTGCGAGAAACACTGATGGAAGGTATCAATGCCAAAGAAACTATAAACGAATTACAGGACAGGATAAAGACGGTATTTAATTTCACATCTAACCGTTCCCTAACCATAGCCCGAACAGAAACCGCACAGACCTCATCCGGCACGCGGTTTCTGGCTATGAGAATGGAAGGGATGGAATATCACGAGTGGTTATCAGCAAGAGATGAATTCGTCAGGCAACCGCCTGCAAGCCCTTATAACCACGCTATAGATGGAGAGGTTATAATGGTTGGTAACAAATTCTCAAACGGGTTGAAATACCCGTCAGATATAGAAGGCGAACCCGGTAATGTGATAAACTGTCGGTGCATAGCACTACCAAGCAAGGCGCCGTAAAATAATAGGAGGATATGAATATGGTAGAACTAATGAAGAAGATATTTAATTTTGAGGTCAAAGAAGTAGAAGGCGAAGAAAACACATTGTCTTTTACTGGCTCTGACGAAACACCTGACCGCGACGATGATGTGATTTCGGTTGACGGATGGGAACTTGACAATTATCTGAAGAATCCCGTCTTTATGTGGGCTCACGATTACAAGCAACCGCCCATCGGCAAGGCAGTTGAGGTAAAGAAGGAAGACAGGAAGTTAAGGTTTAATATAAAGTTTGCCGATAAGGATACCTACCCATTTGCCAATACAATCTTCAAACTTTATCGTGGAGGGTTTATGAAAGCGACTTCGGTAGGTTTTATCCCACACAAGACAGAGCCGAGGCTTGATGAAGAAGGCAATCCTATAGCAAGAGGTAGGAACTTTCTGTCGCAGGAACTACTTGAACTATCGGCTGTCCCCATTCCGTGCAACCCCAATGCACTGGTTGATTCATTCCAAAAAGGGGTATTCAATGAGGAAGAACTGAAAGTAATGGAGGACAAGTTTTTCATAAGCCGTAAGGAACGGGAACAAATATCGGAGAAAATCTGGGAAGACGAACCAGACTGGACGGAGATAAGATACCGCGTCCGCAATCCCGATTTATTCGTGCGGATACGCCGGGCAAAGATGCCGGGGGTAAATATCTTTATGCTGGTCGGCCCTTTGAAGACAGACCCTACCGGCGGGACGAAAATCCAAGCCCTGAGATTCCCCAAGCCGGAGTGGACTTTGGCTACTGCTAAGAAATGGGTAGCCGACCATCCAGATATAGGAAAAGGGGAGTTATTGCCGGAATGGAAAGATATAGAAGAAGTGGATTGTGATATTGAAGGGGATGCTATAGAAAAAGGCATTATTCCTTATCACGACTACGGGTTTGATAGTGAGAACGCACCATGGAGTGCCTCGGCTGAGACCGTGGGGACAGAGCCGGACGTCCTCAAGAAGATATGTGCCTGGGTTGACAGTGCGAACCCGGACATAAGGGCATCCTATAAACTGCCACACCACAGGAAGGATGGCGGTAACAAGGCGGTATGGGGTGGAGTGCGTGCGGCTATGGGTGCATTGCTTGGTGGGAGGGGTGGTATAGATGTTCCTGCGGGAGACCGTAAGGGAATTTTCAACCATCTAAAACGACATTATGTCCACTGGGATAAAGAGGCGCCAGAATTCAGGGAATACTCTGCAGTAGAACTGGCAAAGTTATTCCCTGAAATTAAGATAGAAGAAATGATACAACAAATGTTAGTTGCAGTTGATGGAATGACTAATACGATTAGCCGTATGGCCATTGAACTTGGTTTGACAAAAGATAATGTTACGGAAATCCTCTCCAGACTTCCTGAGGAAGGCAAAGTGGTAACCCCGGTCAATCCCGGCGATAAGCCTAAGGGAGAGACCGAAGGGGAAAGCCTTTACTCTGCTATCCTTACGGAAGGCAAGGGGATTAATGATAAACTGAACCCTAAACCATAAGAAAGGAGAAAGTTATGACAAAGGAAGAAGAAGCACTGGCTATGCTCAAGGCTCTTAATGAGAGCGTGGGTAAAGTCTCCGCACAAGTTGGCGAAATAGACGGGAAAATTTTGTCTGTGGAGCAGAGGCTTGTTGTGGTAGAAGGTGCTAATAAATCAAGGATAGTATCCATCCCTGGCATCAACGATGGCAAGAACAAGGGCAAGTTTTCGTTCCAGCGTATGATTGTGGCGATAGCCACTAAGAACTGGGACCATGCCCCGTTTGAGAAGGAAGTTTCAGACCAGGTAAGGAAAGCACTCGGGACGGATACCGGGCCTGCCGGCGGATATATTGTTCCAACCGAGTATGTCGCAGAGGTCATTGAACTACTTCGGGCAAAGACAGTGGTTCGTGAACTGGGTGCGACCATCCTGGACGGGTTGACCGGTTCGCCGGTAGAAATACCGAAGCAGACCGGTGGTGCAACGGGTTACTGGGTAGGGCAGAACTCGGCAATCACCGCTAGCGACCCGACCCTTGGTCAGTTGAGTCTGACCCCGAAACAGGCGTCGGCTATGACGAAACTGTCAAACCGATTGCTCAAACTGTCCAATCCCTCGGCCGAGGCGCTTGTCAGAAACGACATCGCCTTGACTCTGGCGAGGCTGATTGACCTTGCGGCCCTGCGTGGCAGTGGCACTGCCAACCAACCGATGGGTATTGCCAATACCCCAAGTATTAACACATTGGCACTTGGCACGAATGGAGCAAGCCCGACTATTGATAACCTCTATGATATGCTCTATTCAATTGAGTTAGCCAATGCCGATGACGGCAAGTTGGGGTTTGGGGTGCATCCGAGAACCTGGAATGCCCTGCGGAAACTGAAGGACACTTACGGGCAATATTATCTCCAGCCAGACCCGACCGCACCTGGTAAGTTCACCATTGCGGGATTCCCGGTGAGGAAGACCACCCAGATTCCGATTAACTTGGTGAAAGGCGGAAGCGGAGCCGTGTGTTCGGAAATCTATTTCGGTAACTGGGCAGACCTTATAATTGCCGAATGGGGTGGACTGGAAATATTGGCGTCAATGGAGACCGGCGAGGCTTTTGAGAAGAACCAGACCTGGGTCAGGATAATCCAGGAAGTGGATATTGCTCTCAGGCATCCGGAATCCTTCTGCCTGTGCAGTGATGCCTTGGCGTAACCAATCAAGGGTTGTATTTAAGTCAAAGGGTTGAAGGGGCGGGCAATCAACCCGCCCCTTTTTAACCAGTTACTAATATAAGGAGAAAGATATGAAAGACACAGGTAGTGAACTCAAGACTGTCCGTGCATTGAGTCCGCAGTCGGATTCAGGCGGTTCGGCGGTGAATGGTGCCGTGATAGACCGCAAGGGTTATGAGAGTGCGGTTATGACGGTTATCACAGGGGCAATTGGCGGGTCTCCGACCAGTATGTCAATGGCGATAAAAGTCCAGCACGGAGATGCCTCAAACCTCTCCGATGCGGCGGATGTGAGCGGTGCCACAGGGACTATCACTGCGGCCGATTCGGTGAAGGAAATTGATGTTGACCTGAAAAGCCTGAAAAGGTATATTCGGGTCACACAGACGACCACCTTTGTGAGTGGTTCCAGTCCTACCGTCCTGGTAGGTGCGTCGTGTTCAATGGGTGAAGCCCAGATAAAACCAGCCTCTTAATAGAGGCACAAGGTTCGGGTCATCAGGGCCCGAACCAGTCATTATATATAGTTTTCACTAACAGGAACAGGAACATTAACCAGCAAGAAAGGAGGGCATTATGCCGGAATACAAGGTAAGGACAGGGTATTCCTTCTTCATCGGAGAGGGAACGAACAGGCAGGTCAAAATAGGGGGCAATATAATTAAGATGACCGCCGATGGAATCAAAGGGCAGGAGTGGAAGGTTGAGGAGGTTAAGGAAACCTTGCAGAAGGCGATGGATGAGCCGACAACCGACAAGGCGGTGAAGAATCCCAAGACAAAGAAATAATGGCTTCGGGAACAGATATTTCTGCTAATCCCAAAAGTCCAATGATACGGGTTATTAAAGAACCCGTATGCAATTATAATATCATTATACAGGGGGAACAAGGCTATGAACCTGACAAATATACATAGGGTGAAACAACTAATCGTCTATGAAGGGATTGTTGACGACAAAATCTTCACCCAGATTATCAATGCCGTATCAAAGGCAATAGAAAAATCGCCTCTTTTTGACCGCTACATTGAGAAGAAGGAACGGACTGAACAATTTGACACCGAATACGACCAGCGGATATTTGTAGTCAAGGGTGTGCCGATAGACACTGACCAGACATTCAAAATATGGCACGATACGGCAAGGGAATGGGGAAGCGGAACGGAGATTGATACCGACAACTATTATGTGGAAGCCGAAACTGGTAGAATTAAAATGGACAGATATACAGTTTCGGCAGGTGATGGTTCGCTAAAGATTCAATACACGGGCGGCTTATCACTTTCCGCAGATAGACTGCTGGGGACTATTGAAACCAAAGTCGGGACATATGTTGTCGGCGAGACAATCACGGGCAATCTCAGCGGGGCTAAGGGACTGCTGGTAAGCCAGACAGACTCGGCTATAGCAATAACAATGGTCAGCGGTGAGTTTGAAATTGGGGAAACCCTGACCGGCGGAACATCATCTGCCACCAGCAAGTTAAAGACAGTTACCCAGATACCTCTTGTGGTTACATATCCCGACCTTGCCTATGCTTGCGAACTGCAATCAGCATTCCAGTTCCAGCGTAAAAATGAAATTGGATTGCGGAATGTGAGCATAGAGGGTGGTTCAATAGCAACCTATGACCCGATTGATTTCCTACCGGAAGTCAAACGGATATTGAGCGGATACAAGAGAATAGGACTGGTAGGTTAGGGGGAAGAATGGGCATAGAAATTCGCTTGGACGCAGACGGTTTTAACAAAGCCATCACCGAGTTCCCTGCTAAACTATTCGGTGAGATGGGCAGGGCTTTCCGTCAGGTAGGCGGTGAGTTCATTGTCAAACTGACAAGGGAACGGTTATCGGGCGCGGGCATTAAATCGCTTGCCCGCCGGACAGGGGCTTTGGTAGGTTCTTTCGGTAGGGTGGTCTTTGGTGAGAACATAGACAGCCTGACCCTGAGCATATACTCCGACAGCAAGTATGCACCGATACACGAGTTCGGCGGGACGATAGTTCCAAGAAACACAAAATACCTGGCAATACCTCTTGGCCCAGCCAAAACTGCGGCAGGGGTTAGCAGATACAAATCTCCGCGTGATGTCCCCGGCCTAAAGTTTGGGGGATTGAGTAGGGCCGGCAATCCCTTGCTGAGGACGGTGGATGGTGTGCCTATGTATGTGCTGGTAAAGAGTGTTACTATACCACCCAGACTTTCAATGTTTACTACGTGGGAACAAGAGGCAAATAATATTGCCGTTGTATTGAACACGGCCATAGGGGAAATCATCAAGAGATTTTAGGAGATAAATTATGAGTATGACAGTTGACCTTGTAAAAATAACAACCGGATTAACTATTTATTTCAGTATAGAAAAAGTGGTTGATGGTCTATATTGGGACACTTCCAATTCCACTTTCAAGGCCAAGGGCAGTATTTCAGGCACCAACGACCACATCTCACTCACGGAAGATTCCGACGAACCGGGCAGGTATATTGTTACCATAGCCACGACTTCGGCGGTGCAGTGGACGAATGGAAATTATAAATGTATTATTCGCAACAGTGCAGGAGATACCTTAATAGATATTCATCCAAAATATCTTAAAGACCAAAACGAAGTCCAGTTTAGGCTTAATCAAATAGTATAAAAATTATGGGTAAATTTATAAAAGGCCATAAATTATCAGAAAAATCCCGCAATAAAATAGGCGAGGCAAATAAGTATAGGATTATTACTAAAGAATGTAGAGAAAAACATAGAATACAGATGATTGGCAATCAACATAAAAAGGGCAAGGTTAATCCTGTTGGTTCAAGAAAAGGAGCATTAAAAGAAAAAAATTATCAATGGAAAGGTGGCAAAACAGCAATCGGTTTAATAATCCGCTCCCATTCAAGATATGCTAAATGGAGACAAGATATTTTTATTAGAGATAATTTTATCTGTCAAAAATGTGGGCAATTTGGTGGAGAATTAGAAGCCCACCATATAAAACCATTTAGCATTTTATTAGATGAGATTAAAAGGAATTTGCCATTATTTTCTTTGTATAACGGGGCTATGATTTATACTCCATTATGGGATATAAATAATGGCATTACTCTTTGTATTAAATGTCATCGTAAAAATTATACTTCATGACCAGAACGAGGTGAAGTTCAGGTTGAATTCTTTGTAATAGAATACCAAACATAATATGGCAAAGAGATTTGACTGGCAAAAAAATCCGCAATCAGAGATGGTTGGTCTCCGCAATTACAATACCAAACATTTTGATATTGGCAACGGCAAGAGAATTGCTATTATCGGACAGGACGCCTTCCATTATTGGGATAACAAGTTTAAGGATATTCCTAATATAACATTCCCCGAAGGTATAGTATTTGATGCTTGGGAAGTTTCGCATAAAGTTTTAGACTTACCTGATTGGGCTGAGATAAAGGTTTCTGATGATAAGAAGGTAGTTGAGTGCTTTGATAAGAAAGGCACACGGATATATCGGTTCAAAGACCCATTCATCTGCAAGAAAGAGATTGAACCTTTTAAGAATCTTGATGCTAAACTGCCAGAGAGTAAGACAATAGATGAAAAAGTTATCCAGAGAATTACCTTTGAGATAAAGGATAAAGAATTATTTGTATCCGTTCCAGAGACACTAAAAAATCTTTATCCGATTAAGACTTATGATGCAACGGATACTACGGCAACGAACAATAAAGACACCTTCCTTTATAAAGTCTCTCCTAATACTAATTACGGAACCGATATGGGTATCGCTGTCCACATCAATTTGTCCAGCAAGAATATCAATGGTTGCATTCACTTTACTTTACCAGGCGGAACGGGAACAATTAGTGCGATAAAACTATATCTTTATAAATGGTATGATTGGGGAAAAATAACTACCGTAGAAGTTCACCAATTAACTCAAACAGCGTGGACAGAGTTGGGTGCAACTTGGAATAAGTATAATGGGGCAAGTAATTGGGCTACGGCAGGTGGGGATTATTCAGCAACAATAGTAGACACAACTAATAGTCCGTTAGGAGTAGGTGTTTGGGGTTGGGAAAATTGGGATTTAGGGCCAGGTGCAACTAATCCTATTTCAGGATTAACTTGGGGAAGTAATACACATCTCCTGCTTACTGGGTCACTTATTTATATGGATGGTAGAGGGACAGAGTGGTATTCACGAAATTACGCCGTTGACCCAATGAAACGACCTTATATAGAAATAACCTACTCCTCCGCTACTCCGACTCCGCCATCTAATTTGGTGGCGACGGCGGCTTCCTCAGGCGAGGTGAAATCTACTTGGGATGACAATTCGGGTGATGAGGACGGGTTCAAAATTGAGCGTAAAACAGGGGCAGGCGGTGAATATGCGCAGATAGGAACTGTCGGGGCCGATGTTGAGGCCTATAATGATAAGACCGTCCTACCTAATACCCAGTATTACTACCGCGTGCGGGCATATAACGAGGCGGGTGACAGCGATTATTCCAACGAGGATGATGCCACTACTTTATCAATCTACGCCCCGATTATCATAACCCTAATCAAAATGGGGGAGAAAAATTTCAATGTCTATGTCCATTACTATCTTGAGGAGGGCGGGACTGGTGATTTGCCGATATTCAATCTCACCCCGGAGTTTGAGTTTGTGCAGACGGAAAGATATGCGGTGTTGAAATCGTCCTTTACGACCGGGGCAATCATTCGCCGGGCCGTCCACGACAGGAAAATAAGGACTTTTGAGTTGAAGTGGAAGAATGCCCCAAAATCTACAAAAGATAGGCTGGTTGACCTGTTCAGAGACAGGAAGGGGCGGGCCGGGGTCTTGCTATATACCCCTGTTGATAGTGAGACCGAAATCAAGGTCAGATTCGCCGACGACACTTTTCCCTGGCAGAAAAGCCAGCACGGGAATTACCAGTTAAAGACGAAACTGGTGGAGGTTTTATAATTATAATAGGAGGTCAGAAGTTATGACGACTTATAAAATGGGAACGGTAGAGACATTGTTGAATGCAAAGACTGTTGTCGGAGAAGGCGACGCGGTGCAAGTCCCCCACAACATTGCCAATCACTCGTGGGAGATAAAGGTAACTGGCGCCCCCTCGGCGTGTAGTGTCAAACTCCAGGGTAGTCTTGACGAGACGAACTGGTATGACCTTGATGCATCAACGACGACCACAAGCGAGTTAAGGCACATTGCGAACAAGTGTGTAAAGTATATCAAAGGCAACTTTATCTCCGTCACTGGCGGAAGTCCGGCGCCTACGGTTACCGTGCGTTGGATGCCCGCGAATTGAGAAGACCGGATAATGGCTTATCGTTGTCCAAGATGCAAGGTGGATTTTACAATTCCACCCATAAGGATAGGGGGGAAGTTTTTGTGTTTTATGTGTGTTTCAAAGGAATATGATAGGTTAAGCAAACAGATACGGGCGTTAAAGAAACTCATCAGACAACAGAAAACGAAGTATGAACATAACAGTCAGCAATAGCGCCACCGTTCCGATAAGGTGCAAGGGGAAGAAAAGCGAGGCGCTTATCATCAGGCAACAGGGCGGGATAGGGGACATCCTTAACACGAGGATGCTATTTCAAGACCTGAAAGCCAAGTTAAGGAAGAAGATAACCTATGCGATACCGCCGGAATTCTTTCCATTGGTGGCTGACCATCCGCATATTGACCGGGTAGTGAACTATCTTGAAACGGAACGGGAAGGGTTTGGGTTCTGCAAGGACATAACAAACAAGTGCGGAGAATACGAGCAGGCAAAAGCCCCGGATGTTGATATGCACCGTAGCGATATATGGGCGAGGCATATTGGCATTGAACTCAAGCACCACGATATGCTGATAAATTTCAGCCGTGAGGAACTAAGATTTGCCAGTCAGGTATTGGAGAATGTGGCGAAACCAATCGTGGCGATACAGCCTATTTCTTTCCATCCAAGCAAAGATTGGCCATTGGATAGGTGGCAGGAACTGGTTGACGCCATTGTCAACGATTACGGGTTTGGGGTGGTATGCTTCCACAGTCAATCGCTTCCACTCCGGAATGTCCTTATGCTGGGCGGGAATATCAACTTGCGGGAATGGATGACGATAACAAGCCTGTGCGACTATGTTATCACGGTGGCGACTGCTATGTTCTGTCTTGCCAACGGACTGCACAAGCCGACCGTGGCGATATTCGGCTGTGAAGACCTTGATATATACGGGAAGTATTTTTCCGAGATGATACCGATACAGAGGCACAGAAAAAATGGGGATGGATGGCCGGACTGCCCGTGCTGGAGTGCGTGGAAGGAATGCAAAAGGAATAATGGTAAAGAGAATGTATTTCCACCACCCTGCCTTGACGATATTAATGTCAGTGAAGTTATAGAAGGATTTAAGCGATGCCTGAAAATAAAAGTCCCAAAAGATTAGGGGTGAATTATTATAACGAGGATTATTTTGTTAGGGCTGGAGAGACCGGTAAGGGCTGGTATGATAAGTCGGCTTTCAGTCTTGACAATTTGTTTCATAAGGAAGTGACTGAATTATTCATAGAGATAGCAAAACCGTCAAAATCAGATTTGATACTGGACATAGGATGTGCTCTGGGAAATGTGGTATATTGGCTGAACAAGATGGGGTATAACTGTAGGGGTATTGATATTTCAGAATACGCCATAAGGCATTCCCATATTCCGGAACAGGTTTGCCAGTGCGATATAATTGACGGGTTGCCCTATAAGGACAATCAGTTTGATTATATATTCTCAAGGGAAACTCTAGAGCATATTGACAAGGCGTTTATTCCAAATGTCCTAAAAGAGATATACAGAATACTGAAGCCCGGCGGGGCGGGATTGCTGATGCCGGCTAACAATTTTTATGGTAAGGAAACGAGGAAATACAACTCCAAGGAAAGGGACATAAGCCATTTCTGTATCAGGACGCCTTTCTGGTGGGCAAGGAAATGCGAGGAAGCCGGATTCAGGGTGGATTACAAAGAGACATTGAAGGCTATGTGCCAGCCATTGTGCGAAAAATACATCTGGACGGCATTAGCCATAGTCAAGGATAAGTTATGAATTCAATTAGCAAGTGGTTGCGGATGGGGAATGAGATTGACTTCTCGGTGTCCCTATATTACGGGGGCGGTTTGGGAGACCTTACCCACCGTCTCTACGACAGTTATTACCTGCGGGCATTAAGGCATATCAAGACGGTATTCCCTAATCTTAAAGTCTATCTATTTTTGGATACGGCAAGGAATATTGAATCAGTCAAGGCTCTTTTTGATGTCAACCCTTATTTGGAATGTATAGTTGCCTGTCGGCAGGAATTCCTTAACCAGGATATCTACGCCTTTGCTACCAATCTTATGGGTAGGAAGAAATCGGAAATAGGCAAGTATCTTCCGGACATTCCTAATGAGGTGGTATTCCAGAGAGTGGTGAATCGTGCCTATGAGTTGCTGGCCTTCCCGCGGTTAAGGACAATTACTATGGATGATTTCTTTCAGCAGTTGAAACTTGACATAAACTATTTTGAGATGGATGAACCGACAGTATATCTCAAGCCGGAAGAGACCACTTACGGACAAGCCATAAAGAAAGAACTCTGTCCAGTGGACGAAAAATTGGTTGCCATACATTTCTTCAGCGGGGATGGGTTGGGAATGATTAAGCCATCAATGGCAGATAAGATTATCAGATGGTTGATTGACCGAAAATACAGGATTGCCATATTAGGAACCGAACGAGAATCAAATCCAGACTTGCACGAGAGTGACTTCAAGGATATGGTCTTGGTTTTGAAGGAATTTAAGGGTCATCCGCATGTGAAATACCTCTGCGACGACTCTAATATACGGATGAAGGTTTCGGTTATTGCCAATAGCGATTATATGATATGTAACGACAGTGGGCTGATGCACATTGCGTGGTTATACAAAACTAAAACCATTTCTCTATTTCCTAAATATACTCCGCAGGATAGATTCCAGAAGGAAGGTGGTTATTACTGGGCTATTGTAAAAAACGAACCATATACCAGTTATATTTTCTGTGATGAAACTGGTAAATTTGATATAACCTTACTTGAACAGAGAATAAATAATTTTAAGGAATAAGTCTATGAAAAAATTCTTGTTCATACACGACATAAGCCAGGCTGACTTGCTCAATAATAAGGAAAGTTACATCAATAACTTTTCCAATTGGGTAAGGTGTTTCACTGATTGGGAAAACACCACCGAGGTGGCTAAATGGGGCGGGATTACACCCCAGCAATGCCAGGAGTTTGAGTATGTGATGTTATTACTGATGACCGACCAGCGGGATGAGAAACTGAACAAGTTTCTTGAGATAGTTGCCTATCCGGAACGGAAATACAAGACGATTATGTATGTTGACGGAGTAGTCGGGTGGCAGATGAATCCTTTTATCGTTCCCAATAAAGAGAAGTATATGGATATAGTCAATGCTTCGGATTATGTGTTCCATTACGGACTGCCGGAAAGCGAGGGATATTGGCAGGTAATAACGCGGGACAGGGATTTAATCAATATTAACCGCCCGCACCCGATTGATACAATCAAGCGTGTTTATGACATAGAGCATCCTATTGATACCGAATACATCAAACAGTTTACAAAAGAACAGCAGAACATTATCGTAGTTGGCAAGTCACTTTATAACATCAACGAGGAACGCAATGCCATTTCATCCCTGTATGTGGCGGGTAAATTACAGAAAATAACGGGTTGGCCTGTCTGGGTATTTGCAAACAATCCCCTGCCTACGGACGAGGTGAATCACTATTACAAATCCCTATGTGGAATAGACGAAATAAAGGAAATACCGGTTATGCCTTGGAATGATTATATCAAAGTATTGGGTATATGCACGGTGGGAATACATCTGGACTGTCTTGAAACCAGAGGCCAGTTCGCCCTTGACTGTGCTGGCCTGAAGATTCCGTTGGTATGCTCCGGCTCCGTGGCGGGATACAACCTGTATCCCCAGACCTGGATTCCCCACTGCCGGAATATTGAAAACGCCCTCAAAAAGGCATACAGACTTGTGCAGGACAAGGCGTTCAGGAAAAAGGTCGTGGACTTTGCCTATAAGACGGTAGAGACATATTCATTCATAGAGACGAAGAAGAAACTTGAGGGTATTTTGGGAATAACAATATGAAAGCCAATACGGTATTCCGGGAATGCGATGTGATGCAGTTCGGGGGTCTGATAGACGAGGTTCGTGGCCTGCGTGATGAATTGGTTAGGGAAGGGATGAACCCGCCCTGGTCGGCAACACGGGGTTGGGAATATGCCAAGTTAATACGGGAATGCCAATTCCGTCCCCCACTGATTGGAAAGAAGGTTCTGGATATAGGTTCGGCAACCAGCGTGATGCCATTTTATCTTGCGAGGAACGGATGCGAGGCTTATGCCACGGACATAATACTGCCGGATAAGAAAGACTTGGAGTGGTATAAGAGACAAGGAATAAGATACAAAAAGGCATCCATATTCAATCTGCCGGCAGATGACGGTTTTTTTGACTTTGTGTTTAGTGTCTGTGTGCTTGAGCATATCGCCGAGTTCAAGAATGATGATGACATAGTCAGGGAGACGGTTAGGGCATTAAAGGAAGTGGCGAGGGTGCTGAAGCCGGGAGGGATAACCGGGCATACCTGCGACTTTTATGTTAAGGACTTCAATACTTACCGGACTTACCACAAGGAACTGTTATATGGTATTATCAGTGAATTAAGGAGAATACTCATTCCGATAGATGTGCCTGACTACGATATAGCCGACCCGTTTGAGTATTATATAAGTAACAGCACGGTCTATGCCGACCCAGTAATGAGGGAAGAAAAACATCTGAAATATCTGCGGAAAAACGAGACGCCGGGCAACCTATTCACCTGCGCCTCTATAATCCTACAGAAAAGAACTGACTGATATGGCTGACTCGGTAAGGGAAAAGATAATCAAGAACATCGTAACCACCCTTCAGGCGGTGGTTCCGCCTGCCTATACCACCACCATCCGCAAGGTGGAGCGGATAAAAACGGTGGGGCTGAACATACAGGAATTCCCGACCATCCTCATAATCCCTGCCGACGAGACCAAAACACAAGAACCTCTTGACAAATATACCACCAAATTTGGTATAATACTTGAGTGCTGGATTAGAAACCAAGGAGACATTAGCGTTGAAGTCAATACCTTGCTCGCCGATGTGGAGAAGGCATTAATGACTGACTATACAAGGGGCGGGGTGGCGGTTGATACCAAACTGGTAAGTAACAGCGCCTTTTACAACGAGGTCAACAAACCCTATGGCGGGATTGAGATAAGGATAGAAATCCATTACAGGCATAAATATAACGACCCCTATACAGCGGGGTAAGGAGGTTTTATGGAAAACGGAAAACCAATCACGGAGACGGTCAACGAGGCCATCACCGTCTATAAAGACAAGGATGGCAAAATTATCGCTGACCCTAATAAGGCAGTGATAGACAAAAATAAAAAGAAAAAGGAAGGGGGTGAGGATAAATGATTAGACGCAGATGTCAGGTTGCGGCGTTGATTGAGACTACTGAAGGCGAAGCCATAGCCCTCGCGGCCGCGGATGTGGTTTGCAATACCTATGAGGCGGGTTATGACCCGGACATAAAGTATTTCAGGCGAGACCCATCACGGGCGACATTGTCGCCGAAAGCCGGCAGGATTGGGCAGAGGGCATCCAAGATTTCATTCAAGGTTGACCTGCATGGGTCAGGGGCAAAAGGGACTGCACCGTCATACGGTAAACTACTCAAGGCCTGTGGGTTCACAGAGACCGTAGCGGCAAGCACATCAGTCACCTATACCCCGGCATCCGCAAGCATACCTTGTCTGACGATGGCACTGTATCTGGACGGCATATGCAAGAAAATCAGGGGTGCAAGAGGGACAGTCAAGTTCACCCACAAGGTAGGTGAACCAGTGATGATGGAGTTTGAGTTTACGGGAGTTCTGGATTCCATTGCTACTGTGGCAATGCTTACGAGTGTATCCGAGGCAACGACCATACCGCCGGCCTTCCTCAATGCCAGTCTGACTCTTGACAACTATGCGACCGTCATCTCGGCATTGACGATTGATATTGCCAACGAGATAGCGTTGCGGGATGACGCAAACGGGGCAGACGGATACAAGTCGGCGGTGATTACCAAGAGAGACCCGAAAGGTTCAATAGACCCAGAAATGGTTCCGATTGCCACCTATGATTTTCTTACCAAATTGAAGGCGGATACGAAGATGGCATTCACGGAAACGCTGGGTAGTGTTGATGGCAACAAGTTTGTTATCACGGCTCCGGAAGTCCAGTATACGGGTATGAAGGACGCGGATAGGAACGGGATTGATGTAGCGTCTATGGAACTGGCTTTCAATGGCAACAGTGGTGATGACGAGATAAGCATCCAGCAACTGTAATCAGGGACAAGGCAGACCTATATTGGTATTGATGGCAAGAAAGGAGAAATCTATGGCTATCGCAATAGAGCCGGGCAGGATAGTGGATTATGTTTTGAAGAATGACAGAAAACTGCCCAAGGAACAGCAGACCGTCTTTAAAATCAAGGTGCTTACGGCAAGGGAATTGGCACAGATAGAGGACAGTTATTCCACCATTGATATGGACGGGCAGTTCCATTTCAAGACGGGCACTCGCACGCTCGCCATACTTGATGTGGCGGTAACAGGGTGGGAAAACCTTAAGGACAAGAAAGAGCAACCGATTCCCTACGACAAAGGGAACGCCAACCGGTGGGACTATCTCCGGCAGGACTATCGCACGGAACTGGCGAACTTCATTACCGAACAGACCAGACTCAATGAGGGCGAACTAAAAAACTGAAAATCGGGGCAGGGTTTTATACTGGGAAGTTAAAATTTGACTGCAAACCCTGTTCCGCTAACCCTCAGATGAGACTGGAGAGAGGCTGTGATGGCAACGCCCCCATCCCCGTGTTTGAGATGGACTGTGTCCGATGCGGAGGCACGAATCCGGACTGCAAGATATGTGGCGGTGCCGGGATTGAGAAGTTTTATCGGTGTCCGGTCAAACTGATTACGCCGGACACGGTCAACTTCATCCGGTATTACAACTTCTACAAGAACGGCTATTTGCCGGTGCAGGGTGGAATGTTAGACCAGGCGTTTATTTTTACGCAGGCGATTAAAGTCTTTGATGACGAGATTAAGAGCCTGCAGATAAAGGACTGATAAATATGCCAGACAGCAAGACACTTGAGATATTGTTGAGGATACGAGACCTTGCGTCAAAGGAATTGGAGAAATTCAGAAAAGGTGCCGGCACTGCGGGTAAAGAAGTAACCAAAGAGATGTCAAGTCTCAATAAGCAGGTCGTCAATGTCAGAAACGCATTTCTTGCCTTTGTAGGCGTTCCAACAACCATCCAAGGCATTGCCTATGCATTCAAATTCCTTATCAAAGATGTGATGAATTTTGCACAGCAAGTCAAAGAGGGTGCTACTTCTATGGCACTGACCACCGACCAATTTCAGATATTGCGTGGCTTGTCAGTCAAATTCGGATTTGACTTGAATACACTGCAGATGGGATTTTTTACTTTGGCGACAGAACTTGATAGGGTTAGAGAAGGAGACGAGAAGGCAATAGCAAAATTTGAGGAATTCGGCGTAACCTTTGACGATGTCAGGAATAAGGGAATCGGTCTTTGGGAAGTATTCGGTAGGCTGGTCAATAGATTAGGAATAATGCAGAATGAAGCAAGAAGGACTGCAATAGCAAAGGACTTATTAGGCAAGGCAGGGGCGAGACTATCAGAAATTTTTGTTGAGGCCGGCGGTAATTTTGAGAAGATGCTCGCAATAGTTTCAAAAGAGATACCAATGTTAAGTAAGGAAACCCTTGACAAGATAGACGATGCGAGAAAAAGGTGGGATATGTTTTGGGAATCGGTAAGGGGAATTGGCCCAGCGATATTTGCCGGCACTTTGGATATGTTTAATGAGTTGGCAAATTTTGATATAACAAAAAAGTCTGCATTGAAATTCAAGGAGATGTCAAAACAATTTGAGAAAATGGGGGCACAGTTAACGGAATATCAGAAATTGTTGGAAAAAACAGGAAAGTTAGGGCCGGAGACAGATAAATGGGTGGAATATGGTGAAGCAATTACGGGCATACCTTCTAAAATAGAAGAAGTGGTAAAAGTTTCACGAACACAGGCTGAGGCACAATACGATATTGCAAAGGCATATTTTGTCGCTGGTGGTAGTATACAAGAGGAAATAAATCAACTCAAGAAGTTGCAGGAACAGTATGTAGAAAACACGAATGAGTGGAAGACTGTAGGGGAAGAAATGAAAAAACTCAGCCGTGATGCAAGGGCTTTCTCTGCGGATGTGGGTTTGTCTTGGACATCGGCTATGAGTTATGCTACTAATACTGCCATCAATTGGGAAAAGACTTTCAAGGGAGTTATTGATAATATGCGGGCGGGATTGTCAAGTTGGGCTTACGAGACCATACTCCGAACTGGTGATGCAAGAAAAGCCTACCAGGATTTCTTCAGGTCTATCTTGAAGATGATAACCGATTTAATGGCACAGAAGATGGTTGCCGAGTTCTTTACTATGTTTGTAACAGCGGGGGCAGGTGGTGGAGGGGGTGGTGGCGGTGGGGGTGGTGGAGGCAAAGGTTTCATAGAAACACCCACAATAGGTAGAAAAGCAAAAGGTGGTATCATTAACAGGATGTCAGGATTCATCCCTGCCTTTCAAGACGGTGGCATAGTATCAAGTCCATCTCTTGCTCTTGTCGGTGAAGGCGGGCGTAATGAAGCGGTCGTGCCCTTACCGGACAACCGCTCCATACCGGTTAAATTTACAGAAGGTGGTGGTAGGGCGGTTAATATAACTTTCAATATTCTTGCCAATGACACACGTGGGTTTGACGACCTTCTGGTTAAGAGAAGGTCGCTTGTAATAGGGATGGTCTCAGAGGCAATGCAGTCAAATAGGGATTTCAGGCGGTCTATGTCATAAAAGCGTTATCAGAGGGTTAAAATTCCCTTTTATAGGCTATTGGTGGGGCAAAGGCAAGCACAGGTAAGAGAAGAATGGAATAAGGCAATAAATCACCTATATTATATCCAAATGCCTTAAAACTGATTTTGGGAGGTATTTGATATGCCGGATTGCGGGACTCAACCAACCGTAACAAGTCCTACGAACTATACCGAATTAGCAGTCGGCGGGGAAGGAAGTGCGATTGAAACCTTTGTCTACTTGCCAGATTATACCATCACAGTAGAGGATAGGTTTTATGGTATAGAGAAAGAGTTTGAAAGGGGCTATGTGCAGACCTTCCCCTGGTTCAGGAAAACCCGCAGACGACTGGAACTCAATTTTATCAATCGTAGCAAGACAGAGCGTGATGCCATAGCCCAGTTTGTGGCAGATAGGGTTGGTTCAGAAGAGGTATTCTACTTTGAGCCGGAAGACGAGGATATGCCTATCAAGGTCTGCGTGGCCCAGGATACCATAGTCATCACCAAAAAGAACCCCGATATTTATGATATAAAATTTGAGGTGGAGGAACTGTATTGAAAATTATACCATCCGCTTTAATTTTACAGAAGAATAAACTGAATATCTCCGACCCATATGCACATTTATTTATCATTCAGATAAACGATACCGATGCCTTATACCTGACCAATCATTCAGAAAAGATAGCCTATGACGGACACGAATACAGCCCTTTCCCGATTCAAATAGGTGAAAGTAAGGAAAACAGCCGGGGCAACCTTGAGACACTAACACTGACGGTATCTAATATAGATAGGTCGGTAATGGCTTACCTGGAACTGAACGATGCACTTCTGGGCAACGAAGTCAGGATATATCTTGTTAATAGGATAGATACCACGCAGGCAATAGACCTTGGCAACTACCAGATAGTTGAGGTTACGGCCGACCAGGAACTTGCCAATATTACGCTGGGGCATTACAACTTTTTTGGACTCAAATTCCCCCGTAACCGGTTCATCAAAGGCAGGTGCCGGTGGGTTTATAGAAGTCCAGAATGCGGATATTCGGATGGATTACCTTCCTGCGACAAGACCCTTGACGAGTCTAATGGATGCAGGGTTCACAGTAATACAGCAAGATTCGGTGGATTCCCCGGCATACCTGCGGGGAGATTCGTAACCAGATGATAAACGACTGCAAGGAATTGGTAGGGACATTGTTTCTGCACAAGGGCCGGGATATAAAGACAGGACTGGACTGTTTCGGGCTTGTCCTTGAAGTTTATCGTAGGAATGGAATAATTTTAGCCGACCCTATGCCAGACTATGACGAGAATTGGGAGACGAGACAAAATGGGAATCCCATACTTGAGAACTACCATCTGAAATGGAGAAGATTAAAAACCTGCGAGAAGCCCGATTTATTAGATATCGTGCTTTTCGGCAACAAGCCGTCATTCCCTACCCACATCGGAATCGTGGTAGATGACGATACTGTCTTGCACTGTGGCAAGGGATATGGAGTAGTATTAAACAGGTTATCAAGGCTGGGGAAGGTAATACACGGTTATTACTGCCTGAAAGACAAATGATTAAAGTCAAGACAATCAAAAACATCTTTGAACTTGAAGGTCGTAGGTTGTATAATACAGACCGCAAGCTGGACAAACCATTGTCGTCATATATTCCTGATGACTTCTTGCCTTATAAATTCAATCTTCGCGTTGCCCATAATCAGACCATAGTTGACTCGGACAAAATAGATAATATTATTCCCAAAGATGGTGATGAAATCACGATAGCAATCAAACCACTTGCGTCATTCTTGGCTACAACTGTATTATATTATGTTATCATCCCTTTTGTAGTGGGTAAAATAATCGGCTCAACAACAGGCAAACCTTCTAAGCCTTCCGCTCCATCTTATAGCACATCCGATGAATTTGCGGACTCGGTTACTTACGGTTTTGAAGGGATAAGGAATACTGCCCATAACGGACAGCCTATAGGAGTGGTCTATGGACAGCACAAGGTTGGGGGTCAAATAATACAGTTATTCAATCGGTCTCCGCAGAGCAACAAAGATGAACTTTATATGCTCATAGGTCTATGCGAAGGTTGTATTCAGGACATAGCGGGATTGACTGGCGAGCAGAACAATCTTACTGGCGGGAGCATTCCTTCCGGGATAAAGATAAATAATAATCCTGCATCCCAGTATGCCGGGGTTTTCGTTTCCACGAGAATAGGTGCTAACGACCAGTCGGTAATCCAGGATTTTAGGAATGTCACCACCAATGTCTATCAGGGCGTTGCCTTAGTCTATAATAGTCCCATTGCCAGAACCACGGGACAGATTCAAGCATACGAAATCAATCTCAATTTTCCTTCCGGCTTGTATCAAGTTTTGAGCGATGGCGGATACGGGACTTATGCAGTCTCGTTTTCAATCAGGCACAAAAAGGCGGGCGGGTCGTGGTCAACACCGGTAATATTCAGCGTATCAAACAGGACAAGGTCGGCTCTTAGTTATACCTACCGCAAGGACGGACTGGAAATCGGCATTTACGACATAGAAATAACAAGGACTACCGCAGACGATGGTAGCACGACCGTCAGCAATTCCAATTGGGAAAGCCATAATGAGACAACCTATGATGACCTCAAGTATCCTAATATCGCCCTCTTAGCGGTTAGGGCGGTAGCAACCGAGCAACTGTCGGGGGGGACGCCGACAATAACTGCACAGGTCAAGGGGAAATTGGTATGGGTATGGAATGGGGATACCCCACCCACCTTCACCCAGCAGTGGAGCGATAATCCGGCGTGGTGTTTGATGGACTTGCTGATAGACAAAAGATACGGACTGGGGGAATATATAGATATTGCCGATATTGTATTGCAGTCATTCAAGGATTTCGCCGACTACTGCGATACGCCGCTGGTTGCTGACGGGTTAGGCGGGACTCACAAGCGGTGTCTCCTGAACATAGTCTTTGATGGGTCTATGTCGGCCTGGGACGCGATAAATGTCGTCTGTGCCAGTGCAAGGGCGTCCCTGATAAAGTCAGGCAAGAAAATCAGAGTTAAGGTTGAGAAGGCGGAAAGTCCCGTCCAGTTGTTCACGATGGGCAATATCGTTAAGGGTTCGTTGAAAATAAAATACACATCCATTAAGGACAGGGCGAACTTCCTTGAGGTGCAGTTTCTTAATGAAAGCAATGACTATGAACAAGACATAGTGTCAATAGAAGACCCGGCATCATTTGCCGCAGGCGAGGATTTCCGGAAAGAGACGGTGGCTTTATACGGAATCACCAGACCCGCACAGGCATACAGGGAGGCGATATTCAATCTGAATGTCAACCGCTACCTCAAGCGGATAATAGAATTTGAGGCTGGCATAGATGCAATTGCCTGCGAACCTGGTGATGTGATAAACTTCCAGCACGACCTTCCGCAGTGGGGATACGGGGGCAGGGTGGTATCTGGCACAACCGGGAGTGTTACCCTTGACCAGTCCGTAACCATAGAACCGGCCAAGACATACAAGGTTAGGGTCAGGCACAAAGACGACACGCAGGAAGAAAAGACAGTTACAAATATACCCGGCACACATACCATATTGACAATCGTAGGCACTTGGACGACCATACCCGAAGATGACGAGATATTCGCTTTTGGTGAGACCAGTCTATTGGTAAAACCATTCCGGATTGTTGAAATCTCAAGGGCAAGCGACCTCACGAGAAAAATCATCGGCCTTGAGTATAACAGCAATATCTATGCCGATACCTTCGGCGACCTTGAGGAACTAACCTATACGCAGTTACCAGACCCTCTGAAACTGCCTGCTGATATATCAGACCTTGAATTGAGTGAACGCGTGATGCTTTTGAATGATGGCACGCTCAAGAATGTCATTGATGTCAATTTTATCCTGCCCTCGCAGAACGAGGTTGCCTATGCTGACATATTCTGGCGGGAACAGGGAACAGGTTACTGGGAATATATAGGGACATCAAAGACGGGATATGCTGTGATACAGGACAATGTTTCTTACGGCAAGACCTATGAGGTGGCGGTGGCAAGCGTGTCAATTTACGGCACCAAGAAAAAGCCGGAATCATCACCTTCGGATACCATTACCATCCAGGGCAAGACCATTAGGCCCCCAGATATTACCGGTCTCTTGGTAGTCAGAATAGGCGACATACTTTATTTTGAATGGAACGAAATTACTGACAAGGATTTGAAATGTTACGAAATCAGGGTAGGAAGTAACTGGGAAAGTGCCATTGTCTTTGGGGAGAATATCAGCGAGAACAGGTTCCAGACCACGAACTTCTCACCCGGACTCCAGACCTTTATGGTCAAGGCGAAGAACACCTCGGATTTATACTCCTTGACTCCTGCCCTATATGTTACCGATGTTGATGAGCGGATAAACCAGAATGTCGTGCTGGAGAGAAACGAGAAGGCATTGAACTGGCCGGGAGAAAAGGTTAATATGACCATGGACGGGGACGGGAATCTGCAGTTAGACGAAGGTGAGGCATCGGGGTATTATATAACTCCGGTGATAGATGTTGGTAACGACCTTACATCAAGGGTATATATAGACTATCGGGGTAACCAAAGAGATACTACGCTGACCTGGGAACTGGCGACTTTTGCTTGGAACTCAAGCGAGGCACAGACTAAAACCTGGGCGGGGCCGACCGAAGATGTCAAGGCAACATCATCTTTGAGTTTCAGGATTTCATTGGACAATATCACCTGGAGCGACTGGCAGAATTTCATAGTAGGAGAATACCAATTCCAATATATACAAATCAGAGTAGATGTTAGCACTAATGACCTTGACTATCTATTCACGATTGAGAGGATGAATACGACAATAGATGTGCCTGATATTTTTGATTCAGGGGAAGATGTGGCTATAGATTCCGCGGGGGCTAATATAACATTCAATAAGACATTCACGATTGTTCCGGCTATGGCTATCGGAATACAGGGCGGAGAGGAAGGTGATACTTTTACGATAAGTAACAAGACCGTAACCGGATTTACGGTGCGGGTCTTTAACTCGGACGGAGTCCCGCAAAATGCCACGATAGATTGGGTGGTTCGGGGGTATTAAAGATGTCAATAAGAAGATTTTCCTGGCAGAATCCTGCAAAAGACAAGGACATTCTTACACCGCCCGGCAGTCCCGTTACGGGTGACAGGTATCTAATCTACGGCACGGGGGTGGATGGTTGGGCAGGGAAGGATTACAATATAGCCACATGGGTCGGGGATAAGTGGGAATTTACAGTCCCCACAGAAGGGATGCATATATGGTTAGATGACGAGAATAGTCTTTATCGGTATAACGGGACGATATGGCAAACAGGGACTTTGTATACACCAAGGGATGTCAATGTGGCAGATTTTGTAGAGGGAGATTTTACCCGAGATAGTACTTGGCACATTAACGGTTTAGACCTTTCGGCGATTGTCCCGAGTGGTGCCAAGGCAGTAATGCTGGATATTGCTGGATATGCTACGGCCGCCAATAAAGTTTTGACTATCAGAAGAAGTGCTACATATTCAAAAAATAGAGCAGTATTGTTTTCCCAAATTGCAAATATCTTTAGTCCATCTTTGCATTTTACTATTCCAATAGATTCGGACAGAAAACTGGACTATTTGATTCAAGCAGAATATACTGATTTAGAGGTAACGGTGATTGGATGGTATATTTAATTACTATATAAGAAAGGAAAAAAAGATATGGCTTGGTGTGGAGAATGTAATATAGCAAAATATACTGGGATAAGAGGGGTTAAGTGTCTTCTTGTGTTGGTAAAAGACGAGATTAATGCGTTGAGAGTTGCGTTGGAATTACCAGAATATACTTGGGAAGATATTTTAGCCAAAATGGATGCTTATATGACAACATACGAGGAGAATGAAGGAGAATAACTTATGAAAGATATTATCAAGAACATCCAGATAAGCGACAAGACGATTCTTAGGGGCAATCTTGCACAACAGTATAAGGCGATAGTTATCCTATCGGATACGATAAAGACAGAGGAACTACCCAAGAATACCAGACTCCCGGTAATGATGAGATATAAACCCTCTCCGAAACAAGACTGGAATGCGGAGATGCAGAAAGACCTCTGCGATTTTGTCATAACAATGTCCCAACAAGGCAAGGTCTTGGTATGCTCGGACAACGGGGATTCACGGGCGGTAGCCTGCCTTGTCAGAGTGCTTATTAGGTTGGGATTTAATAAGAAGAATGCTATGCAGATAATCAAGGACAGGACGGGCTTTGAACCCAAACAGGAAATACTGGATTCATTACCGGAAACTGATAACCGTAATTTACTGGTAATTATGCGTGAATTATTTGGTTCAGAGAAGTCAGTTACGGCCACCGTATCAAAACTGAAAGAATTAGGATTTACCAAAGAAGAACTTAACAAAATAAAGTGAGGTGAAATATGAGTCAAACATATCCGAGTATTAGCGCTACCGATTTACTTTCAGACAGCCGGCAGAAAATCATTGACCGAGACGAGGCGGTGCGGACTTGGTTTTTGGGGGCGACTGAGCCTGTCGTAATGGAAGCGGGCCAGCCCTGGATTGACACCGCCAATTCCCTCATCAAGGTGAGGAACGAGACCAATACGGACTGGTATGTATTAGGGGACTTGGCAACGGAACTCGGACACCTGCCATTGACCGGCGGAACTTTGTCAGGTTATTTGACCCTGCACGCAGACCCCAATGCGGCAATGAAGGCCGCAACCAAGCAATATGTTGACACGATGTTACCAAAAGCGGGCGGGACAATGGCAGGCTATATTACCTTGCACGCAGACCCCGATGCGGCAATGAAGGCCGCAACCAAGCAATATGTTGATACTGCGATAAGTGATTTTAGTAAGCGCGAGAACTTCGTAGCCACTGGAACTCAAACGGTATTTGTTTTGACGACTTTTACCTATACACCTGGGGTAACTACATTACTGGTATTTAGTGGTGGTATATTAATGGTTGTAGGCGCGGGAAACGATTATATAGAAACGAACAGCACTACCATTACCTTCAATACGGGCAGAGAGGCCGGCGAAAAGATTTCAATTATTAAAGTTTGATAAATAGGAGAATAATTTTATGTCAGAAACCAAGATTCCAGATGCAAGATTAGATACTATAATTACACCAGGTAAGGTTTCCGGCGCCGCCTTAACGGGTCTTGCCAGCACACCTGCTGGTGCTGGTAAATACCCGTTTGCCAATGTGTCCGACCAGGAATTCACAATAGGAGAAACTCTTGTTATCGCTTCCGACGGTGAGGTTAGTCTTTCAGTAGCCGATTGGACGCTGAAAAAACAATTTACTCTTGGGCATAAGGGTGCATTACGGATAAGATTTCAGTTAAGAAGAGCCGGGAATGACCACTATATTTATGGGGGGGTGTGTCGTAATGGTGCTTTTGTAGGAGGGCAAGAATACACGAGTTCGTTAGACTGGGTGGAATTTTACCAAGACTTCGCAGGTTGGACTGCTGGAGATTTATGTCAATTCTGGTTATACGCTACAAGTGGTAGCACGGCTTACGGCCGATATTTCAGGTTATATTCAGCATCGGCTCTCAGAACATTTGAGGGATAAAATTATGTGGTATTTCATAGGTATAACAGGCGGGATTGTAATAATATGGGTAGCCATATCAGTAATCAGGTGGCTCTATCGTAAGAAGGTTAACTATTATGAAATAAAATATTATAGAGATTGGGGTAAGATGAAATAAGAAAGGGGGTGAGAAGAATGTGGAGAACAATTTTTCTGGCTATATTGTGTTGCTTTGTTATTGGATGCATTCCAATGGTTACCGAAGGGGACAAGAAACTTATCCACCAGACCGGTGAGGCTGGGAAAGTTATTCTGACAAGCCCTGAGGCAACTGATAATATCAAGACCGTGGCAACCGATATAGTCGCTAACACCAAAGTATTGACGGACAATCTCGGCCCTCCGGGAAAACCTGTGCCGTATTCCCCTGAATACTCAATTGAAGCCCGCGATGATGCCAAAAAGGAACACGAGGCATCGGATGGTCTGTGGGGATTCATTGAGAAGCAGATACAGGATAATGTGCCGTGGGGGGCTACTGCACTGTCTATTGGTGGATTTCTTTATGCCCTATACCGCAAGATGCTGGCGAATAAGAAACTGAAATCGGTATATGAGGGCGTGGAGGAAGTTAAAAAGAGCGTGGAGAACGGGAAGTATATTGACGCCATCAACACTATCTTGAGAAACAAGGCGGTAGCGATGAATACCTATGAGTCAATCAAGACTGACCTAAAATCAATTCGTCAGCCGAGTTAATTAAGGGGGGAACAATTTCCTTTCTTGCCTTGCCTTGCCTTGTTCCTGCGGGCGAGTCCACTCGCAAGGGTGGGCTTGCCTCCCCCTTCCCTGTCAATTTCTGCCCTAAAAATCCGCACACAAACTGAAAATATATTTTGCCCATTCCTGAAAAGCACACAACTCCTTATCTACCAAAGGATTGCCAAAACCCATTACCCCCGATTTATTTGACATAATAATAAAGATTTTCTTGACAATTCTAAAGGAAAACTTTATAATGAGAGCAGTGAAAGGGGAGAAACCGATGAATCAATCAATAGCACCAAAGAAACTTAATGCAAGCCGGGGCAGTTCGTCTGGGCTACTGCCATTGCCCGGACGGTCAAACCTTTCATCGGATTTGACTCCCCTCGCCTCGGCTTGCTTTTCTTCTTGCAAAATGATAATCACAAAGGAACGATTAATGAAGGCACTAAAAGAAATCGGGGTTAAGCCTTTGAAGGTGCAGAAAGCCCGTTTGAATGATGGCTATTTCGTTTATACTCTCATTAAGGATTGGGATGGCACGGTGCATCCTACTTTCATAGGCGGAACGAGTGAGTTTGGCTTTGGCATAGCAATTCACGACCTCAAGAAAAGGAAAGCCCTTATGGGTGAGTTCTTGGGGTCGGTTAAATAGAAAGGAGGTGATAAACAGTGTTAGTAGAAATAAAAACCTATAAAGGGCAAGACAAACTGAACCGTTTTAATGTTGTGGTCAATGGAGTGTCAGAGTTATATGCTTGTAATAACGACGCATACGAGCAGAGAAAGGTTATCAGGAAAATATGCCGGCGTGTGGAAAAGACTTTGTTATTGAATGTGGCAGGGCTTGATAAGAATTTAATATGACCTTGCCGTTAGAAATAGTTAAAGGGGGTGATAGAGAATGTTGGTCAACAAGCGAGCAATAAGGATGATGTTCAAAGAGAAAGACCAAAGAGTGCCTACCCATTTCATAGTGAACCTGAACAGAGTAGTCAGCATCATCGTAGAAAAAGTAAGGGATGGTGAAGCACCCGCGGTGAATATCCTGCACGAACTGAAGAATACACAGGTCACGGGGGAACACATACATCAGGCAATAGAGCAATTGGAGAAGGAAGGTCTCACTGACAAGGGGTTACTTTTCGCACGGGCGAAAGCAATTGCCTGTAAGGAAGATAACACTGGCAACGCTACAGCCGGTGCTATTGTTTAGCAATGGCAAGGGGTGGGGTAGGGCGGTAGCGACCCTCCCCACCCTGCCGGGAGATAAATATGGCATATATTGTTAGGGTAAAACAACTGATGGTAAGGGAGCGGAATAAAGGGGAATATAAATTCAAGCCCACCGATATAATGGACAGTCCAGAGAAAACATATCTATTATTTCAGGCACTAAAGAATGACTTACAAGAGAAATTTATTGTCTTGAACCTGAATGCAAGAGGCCGGATAATGAATTACCAAATAGTAGGGATTGGAACGGGTAATGCTTGCCTTCTCAGCCCGAAGGATATTTTGAGGTCGGCAATACTGTGTAATGCTACTACAATTATATTGGTGCATAACCACCTGTTAGGCAATCCCGAACCGTCAGATGATGACATAAAATTAACCATCCGAATAAAAGAAGGTGCTAAATTATTTGATATTGAAGTATTAGACCATATCATAATTGGGTTTGGCAAATATCAGTCTATGCGGGAAGCGAAGATATTATAAATAAGAAAGGGGGTGATTAAGGTGGATTTAGAAATATGCAAAGAAGGAGGGAAAGCCTACAGGGTTAGAGCATACCACAGTCGTGGGCAGTTGGTTATCTGTCTAGATGGGGCAATGAAAACAAGGGGGAGAAAATATACAAGTTATTTGGTATGCAAAGGCATTTATCTTTCCCCAGAGTGGGCGGTAATGGAAAAGATAGATGAGGATAAAGAGACCCCACATTATCAGACATTGGAAGAAGACAATGCGACTGGTAAGGAAATAATAGAGTTTGTTAAGAATTACGAAAAAGGAGATGAGATATGTTAGTAAATAAGCAGATGTTAGACCTGGCAAAACTTGCCAGCACGGATGCGTCAAGATACGCTCTGAATGGAATGTTGTTTGACAAGGGCAAGGTAATTGTCAGTGATGGCAAGCGGTTAGTGGTAGGGGAATTCAAGGTAGGTTACAACGAAGAAGATTTCCCTGATACGGGACTGAAGGGCGGGAATAACTTTAAGACAATTATCCCCGCGGTAGATTGCCTGCGGATTGCCAGAGAGATACCGAAACAAAAGAGGAATGGCTTGCCGATATTAAACCACGCCCAAATATCGGTAGAAAAAGAGGGTGAAAAAAATGTTGTCAAGGTTGCCACCGTTCCTCTTAATAGCACGCAGAAGACCATTTCTACCATTGAACCGACAGAGGGCAATTACCCTGATTATGAGATGCCGTTTCCCAAAGAAGGCATCACTACGATGAAGATTGACGGTAAGGAAAAGGTTATTAGTAATACAGAGAAGGTCGGCGAGATTGTGGTGAACCCGTTATTGCTTGCCGATATGCTTCATCATTTTGCTCTATCAGACAAGTTTTGTGCTGTGAAAATAACAATGTGGCGGGAAAAGGGCAAGAAAGGCAAGCCCACTACATTGCCCTTGAGTTTTCTGTCATCCACACAAGAACAGGGAACGGTAAGGGGATTACTTATGCCTTTGACAGTAAGTATAGATGAGCCAGTAGCGGACAAGCCTACAGCGACAGATGAACCAGCACCAGTGATAGATAAATCCGAGCCGGAAAAGAAAGGGGAAGGGGATGCCTAACGGATTATCATACAGGCAATTAGCACGGCGTAGTTTCTGGGCTGGAATAAGGGCTTGGCTGAAATATCCGACTCAACAGGCAGAATATATTAAGAGCCTAAGAGAATACAGCCAAGACAAGACAGCCAAAGACCACGACAGGTGGTGGGCAAGAAGTCAAATCCGGGAGATAATCAAGAGGGGGAAGCGTGCCAAAGAATTGTTGCGAATAACTGACCATAAAGAGATAATAGAGACGACAGTAGGGTCAACCCCTTATACCAGGGAAATCAGGGACTTGCTGGTTCACCGAACTTCCTGTCAATTAACTCTTTTAGAAGTCCCTATAGAAACATAGATAAAATGAATAAAGACCGGTCTTGGAAAAAGGCGGATTATCCTAATGCCCGACCGGGGTGGCAAAAGGATAGGGCTATAAAGGAAGCGACAAAGAGAGCGGAGGCATTGCCTTCCCATAAAAAGGAAGTCCAATTAAAGAGGGTATTGGCTTCTTTGGATTGGGAAAAATTGGCAATTATAGGAAAAGAAAGGAGAAAATAAGATGTCAGTCATATTATATGATGAGGAGAAATTTCTGATGATAGCAGAAAGCCTCAAGGGGCTTAATGGGGCTGGTGAATTGGGGTTCTTTTTCCAGTATCCGGAAGGATGGAAATCTCAGGGCGGATTAGACAATGCAATAGACACCCTTGTCAATGACTGGTATAGGGCTAACCAGATGACTGCACAGCGTCAATACGACGACATTCCCAAAGGACTGTGTTCCTTGTCTAAGAAGAAAGTCCAGCCATACAGGAATAAGGTGGAACTGTATAAATCACTCCAGGGGTTACGGTATAACATGTGCGACAACGGGGGCGAGACGACAGACTTCCTAAATAGTCTTAAGAAACTGAATCGGCTGATTGACCATATTGCCTATGAGATTATAGGGGAAATGCCAGAATATAATAAGGCTGATACTTGGTAAATAAATAAGGAGGTGATAAAGATGATAAACGAAACTTGGCTTGAAAATTGGATTACTTGGAAATGGTTCAGTAAAACCAAAGACCAGGGATTAGATGGGGACTCCGAAGAACATATAGAATCATTAATGAAGGAAGGCTTTACATCCGGAGAACTTTGCAAGACTGTCCGAGGAAAGGAAATTAGGGGTTGGTGGGAAAGGAGGTGATAAAATGATGGCGCGAATAAAACTGCTGGGATTTGGGGATGAACTTCATAAAGTCATTCATTATTACAAAGAAACTGGTGAATTTTTGGTAGAAGGAACAACTGGGCGATTCCAAAGAAATGAGATTGAAATTTTGGGAAAGGATATAATTATGGAAGAACAAGAATTGATAGAACTGCTTGAGAAATTCGTCTTTGCCCGCAGGCAAAGGAAGGAATTTAGTCAGCGGGAGAAGGTGCTTAATTACAAGATAAAAGAGATTATGAGGGACACGCCTTTTATCAAAAACCAAATAGGTGATTTCTATGTTCGTGTTGACCCACACAAACTGGTCGTCAAGGAAATAGACTAAAAATAATTGTATAAAATAATAAAGTTTTCCTTGACAAAACCAAAGAAAAGGTTTTTAATATGCTCCAATAAGGAGCAAGAAAGGAGGCGAATATGTTGGCCGAAATCATTCCAAAAATTGCCGGTTTTGATAAGGAAGAAAACTATAAGTTCAATCCCCGTCCAAGTCTGGCTGGGCCAGAACGGTGCTTGAGGCAAATGGTATATTGGGGGCTGGGGAGGCCCAGAGACCCCATATCGGACAGACTTTTCCTGACTATGGATGACTCGCGGTGGCACGAGGAACTGACGCTGGATTGGCTAAGGAAGTCCGGATTTGTGGTGCATTCAGAACAGATGGTGGTGAATTGCCCTTCCCCTATGGGGAAAGGCAGTATTGACGGGATAATAACAGATATGGTGGGGAAGGATTATCTGTTGGAACACAAGGCACTTTCCCATTTTTCCTTTCAGGCAATCTGGGATGGACGGTTTCCGAAAGATTACTTTACCCAAACTGCTATTTATTTGTGGGGATTACAAGAAGTGAACCCGCAGATAACCGAGGCTATCCTACTTATTAAAAATAAAAATACGGCCCAATATCTTGAATTCAAACTTGAATATAACAAACAGGTAGATATTCTCAAGATACTGGAAATGGTATCCTCAATCGGCGATGAGCGAAAATACCCTGATACCGTCTACGAAAACATAGTCAAGTCTGCCTGCCAGAAATTTGACGAGGTTCTGGCCTATGTCAAGGACAAGAAACTGCCCAAGCGACCCTTTGACCTAAATGAGCGGAATAGTTACCCTTGCTCTTACTGTGGGTGGAAGGAAATCTGTTGGCAGGGAATAGAAGATGAATTCAAGCAATTGGCAGTCGGCAAGGAACTCGCTGGTGATATAGAAGACCTCTGCGGGCACTACCAGGAACTTAAAATGCACATTGATAATATGGACAAGGAAAAGGACGAACTGAAAGGGAAGATAAAGAATATCCTTGCCGAGCAGGGGGTCAGGGAAGGGCTTGTCGGGGACAGGTATATCATAACCCTGCGGTTGCAGAAACGGGAATGGATTGACAAGGAACTTATTCCTGAAGTGGAGAGGACAAAATACCTAAAGGTTACACAGTCAGAAATTCTCAATATCCGTAACCAATCAAAAAAGAAAGGGGGTGAGAAATAATTATGGCAGGATTTGGCAGGAAATATTCCACGATAGATGGAATTTCCGAGCGAAGACGATTGCCGATGTTAGGTAAAATAAGACTAGGGGTCGTCATAAAGAATAAGAGCGGTAATTCCCCGAAATGCAAGCACCCTCAAACCGAATACTGCGACTTCTGTTCCCACCCATCCGATGTCTCTTACTTCATTGTGCCACCAGAAGTGCAACGGGTTTATGGAGAGAAGCCCACGGAACTTGAGGTAATGCTCCCTATTAACGATATACCCACTATTTTCCCACAGGCTTTGAGGTGGTGGGGGGTTAATGGACTCAAGTGCGAGGGTAATAGGATAGAGGCATCACGGTGGGATGAGGCGACAAGGCAGTGGATGGTGCGGGATTGCCCCTGTGAAGAACTGAAAGGCCCTGATAATCCTGATGGCCAATGCAACAAGCAAGGAACTCTCTATGTGATGTTACACAGACTCAATATGGGTGGAGTCTATCGGATAGTTACCGGTTCAAGCAACACCTTGATAGATGTGTCATCTGGGCTTGAATTCGCCAAAGAATTGCTCGGTAGATTCGCTCTGGTGCCTTTGATTCTAAAGCGGGAGAAAAGGGAGATTACCTATACAGACAACAAGGGCAAGCAACACAAATCCACCCATTATCCGCTGGTGATACGGATGGAATACAGACTCAAGGCGGATACGCCGGCATTACCCTATACCCCTGAAGACATTATGCGGTATAGGGAAGATACGGAACGAATTCTACCGAAAGCCTCGGTTGAGAGGGTGCTATTGCCGACTATAGATGATAACCCGAGGGCAGACACGGATGCGGTGGTGGTAACCGATGAGGAGGAGGTAAGGGAGTCCTCGGAAATTCCAGCAAGTCAGACAGGGCAGGAAGAAGCCGAGAAACCGCAGGAACAAGGCAAGAAAGGAAAACCAAAACCGGAGATGAAGCCTATACCGAAAACCAGTGGAGGTCTCAGTAATGACCAGACGTTATTCCTTACACAGGCACAGGGCAAGAAGATATTCGTCTTGTGCGGCGAGTTAAGACTGGACACCGCTATAAGGAAAACAATGATGATGGCTCTTTACAAGAAAGGGACTTCGTCAGACCTGACTATCAAGGAGGCCGGCGATTTCATAGAGAAACTGACCGACCTTCAAAAAGGGGCGTGCAACCTGAAGTATGGCGAGGAAGGGAATCCGTATTTTGAGTATCCGCCTGCACAAGGAGACAAAGAAACGTAGTGATAGGATGGAGAGGGGCGCCGAGAGGGGCGCCCCTCTAATCCAGAATCGGTTGACTGTGATTAGGAGAAAGAAAAATAAATGCTTTTCCGAATATGCGCTTGGTGTGGTAAGTTTATGGGATTTAGGAAAATGAGCATCAGGTATTTCCTTATGAATGTTCTGACCCTGAACTGGAGAGGACTGTTGACGCACGGAATCTGTAAGGATTGTCGGATTAGATTAGAAGCAGAGATAAAAGAAAGCAGGGATAATAAGGAGATTTAGAAATGTCAGAAATAAACCAGCACGAGATACAATGGTCAGCCGAGACCGAACAATCTGTTTTGTGGGCAATTCAGAACCGGTGCCAGGGCAAAGAGCGGGCAATGACACGCAAGGTGATTGCAACCGACCTTGAAATCCCATTGAGGGTCTTACGGTCAATTGTCCGCACTTTGAATGCAAGAGGAATACCTATTTTACCTTCTAATTCTGGTTACTACTATGCCACCAACCCAGATGAGATAGACCGCGTAGCATTACGGTATCACGCGATGGGTGTCAATAATATTGAACATTCCCGATATCTTAAGACCATCGCACGGAAGATAAGGGAAAGGTCTCAGATAGTGATTAAGGGAGTGGGATAATGCAAGAGAAATTTAATGTCATAACTACCTGTCCGAACGGACACGAGAACGAGGTGATAGATGTTATCTTTGACAACCAGGAAGAATTTATTATTATTCATTGCGAGCGGTGTAATAGTAATTACGGCATCTGGCTGAAACAGGAAAGCCGGCTGGTAGCAATCAAGAATTCCGCTCCGGAATGGGTCTAAACTATTTTATAAATTAACAAAGTTTTTCTTGACAAAGTTAAAGGAAAAGTTTTAATTATAAAGTAATGAAAGGGGACAAAATATGAAATCCAATACTCCGACAAGTATCATTGATAGACCGACATTCCAGAAGATGGTTCGGCGGTGGCTTGATGTCAACGAAAGAAAGCAAGTTTATCTCGCAAGACACACCGGCTTCCTGGAGTGCGTGGTAACGACATTCTTTCAGGGCAAGAAAGTATCTCCCAGGTTCCTGGTTAAGGTTGCCGAACTTACCAAGATACCCTACAAAGTGGAATGCGAGGAATGTTCATCAGTCATAATGCCTGTCCAAACAGGCAAATAAGAAGGGGGGAAAAATGACCCGCCCGTGGCTTCGTCTTTGGAGTGAAAAGATACTGTCAAGTATTAACTTGCGGCAATGCAATTTTACGGAACAATCGGTCTATCTGCAACTCCTATTAAGAGCAAGGACAGAAGGAGAATTAGCAGGGATGTTATGTTACCCGGATGGGCAACCGATACCAGACCAAGTTTTGGCAGAAGATATGAAACTAAAAATATCCTTATTCATAAAGGCAAAAGATAAGTTAATAGAGCGTTCCATTTTGATAAAAACCCCGAATGGATTACTCATAAGAAAATATAAAGACTTACAGAAGAAGAAGGGAGATTTTGAAGATAAGGATGAGTTTTCTGGAACAGAAGGGGAACAAGAGGAGAACAAAAGTGGAACAAGTGCGGAACAAGTGCGGAACAAGTCTATACCTAACTCCTTGCCAGATAAGGAATTTGACCCCAAAATTGCTACAGAACAGAATAGAACAGAACAGAATAGAATAGATAAAGAAGAAGCCTCCCCCTCCTCTAAAGAGATAAATGCATTAGACCATACAGCCTTATATCTGGCTACCCAGTATGAAAGGTTATGTTCCAATAGTATTCCCCTAAGCAAGACCAGAAACTACTTCTTAGACCACCTCAAGGATGGCGTCCCTGCCAACCTGATAGAACAAAAAATTAACGAAGCGGGAAACGGGATGTTCCAGCCCCGGCACCCGGCCTTTGATTTTCTGAAGGCAGTCAAAGATTGGTGGTTAACTAACCGCGCCGATATACTAAAAAAAACGCAGGGGGAAAAGGCACAGGAAGAAACCTGTCCTGCCTGTCAAGGGACTGGAGTAGATAAAAATCAGCCGGTAGAAGTTTCCGTCCCTCAGAATTTAGGGGGTGGTTCCATTTCCGGCTATAAGGAATGTCCAGTTTGTAAGGGAAGCAAGAAAAGGAAGAAGAAATGAAATCAAACGGATTAGTCAAACTAATATCATTTATCTGGGTGGGATTACTCCCTATTCTGGTGGGATACTTTCTGGTTAAGAATCAGATTCAGAGGCAGATAATTGACAGAATAACCTATGATAATGGAACTTTGACCCACCGAATTAGTCAGTTAGAAATAAACTATGCCATACTCAAGAAGACCTATGAAAAGTTAGAACAAGACACTAAAAACAAGACACCAAGATATTTAAGGGAAGGGTGGGAAAGGACTAAAGCAAAGATAACATATTATTGCTGGAAAGAGCCACGAGAGAAAAGATGGGCAGGGAAAACGGCTTTTAATAAAAGTGCAAAGAATAATACAGGATGCGCGGTTGACCCCCGCATTATTCCCTATGGTAGCGAAATCTGTGTGGAGATATTAGGGCGATATTATTTGGCGGATGATACAGGGGGACTGATAAAGAAAGACGGTAATAAAGGAATAATCCATATAGATGTTCGTTGCCTGACCATAGAGGAAATCAATAAATACAAAAAACTTCCGCAATGGCAATGGGTATGGATTAAAAGGTATATATCAAGTTCAGGAAATAATTTGAACTAAAGAATCAACAAAGAGGCAATGGCTTCGGTAGCCAAACAGATGGAAGTATTTAAGGTGAGTTAATATGACTAAAGAGAGACCAATTCTAATGTCAACACCGATGGTAAAGGCGATATTGAATGACACAAAGACGATGACCCGTAGAATAATTAAACCACAACCCATCAGAGAAGACATTGTTTCTATAGGAAAACTTGTAACTAAGTGGTATGCGTGGGATAAATATGGATTGTTAATAGATGGCTTAAAATGGATTTGTCCATTTCAGGTAGGGCAAATTCTCTGGGTGAAAGAAACTTATATGATAAAGAATCCCTTAACATTTGAACCAATGTATAAGGTTGATAATGAAACAAATCAATGGGGACAATTATATAAATGGAAACCATCAATCTTTATGCCGAAGAAATATGCCCGAATATGGTTGGAGATAATAAGTATTAAGGTTGAGAAATTACAGGATATTAGCCACGATGATATTATTAGCGAGGGATGGAACCTATCATATGATGATATTCTTAATAAAGGATGGAATACACAAGATATATTAAAACCAATAACTTATAGCCAAGTAGCCCGACAATGGTATCAAGAATTATGGGGGAAAATTAACGGTGGTAAAAAAGGATTTGCTTGGTCTGATAACCCTTGGGTATGGAGAATAGAATTTAAGCGGATAGGCAAATGAAAGGAGATAAGATGAAGGTTAAAGTTAGACTTCATATAGACGATTTACTGGATTATTTCCTAAAGCACGGGATTAAGTCGGACATTAAAGTATATCCTCCCGAAACGCTGAAAGGTGGTTATATAAAAATAGAAGCCGAACTGGTGGATGAAATTGAACCATTAACTTGTAAGGGTTGTATTTTTTCTAAAACAAGACCTGACCAGGAATGTATTCCTTGTTCAAGAGGAAATCATTTTGACCATTATAGGGCTTGCCCACACGACCAGATGTGCCAAAAGATTGTTGAACTTGGTAATTGCTACCACGAATTTACCTGCCGTGATTGTGGTAGGGTAAAAAGAGAGGATAGTAGTGATTAATTCAGGCAATCAAGCCTGAAGAAGGAGACCGAAAATGGGATATATGAAATATAAAGACCCTTCAGGAAAGTATTGCGAATGTTGGTCAGATGAATTATTGATTATAGCAAGAATGTCTTTGTTAAAAGAATGCCCACAATGTAAAAAACCAATAAATAAAAAGTCTATTCCCATTTATTTTAAGAGAGTTTTGAAAGCAGAAAGTGTGTCAGAAATAGTTAGAATAACTTATGAATGTGCTGGAGGACATAGATGGTTTGTTAGACCCCGTGATGAACCCGATATTCTTCCCTCACTTTGCCCTCACTGTTTAACTGAATATATAGAAATGCTTAAAAAAAGCAATGAAAGAAAATGAGGAGAGACTAAAATGAAACACGATGGAATTGAGAAAGTAGCGTTATCGGAATGTCAAAAGTTACTCCGTCAGCAACGAGCCGAGATTGTAAGCGATTTGCACGACTTAAAGGTTACTTTTTCTAATCTTGCCCGAGCAGATAGAGTTGGCAGAATAAAAATAGAAAAGAATCTTTATTGTAGCATCTGCCAAGAAGGTTGTATAGATTATTGTGATTGTTGTAAGAAGCCTTTTAGAGGTGGACAATCTGTTCATTGTATTGATAATGGCGACCATATTTGTAATAAGTGTTTTAAGGCTTACAAACCAACACCCAAGAATTTAATCAGCGTTAAAACAGACCAAATTAAAGGAGACCGAAAATGAAACCAACAACAGAACTGATAACCGACCAGTGGATTAAGGATAATAATCCCTGCTCGGAAGCGATTGAGTGGTGGGACAAAAAAGAAAGGGACTCACTGTCCCTTTTGGACAAAATGATGAAGGCTGAAAAGTATGATTGGGCGAACTGGTTCATCGTGCGG